GAAGGCGTTCTTCGCCGAGCACAACGACAACCCGCCGTTCGACGTGGCGAAGCGGTTCTTCACCTCTCTCGGCGACGACGTGGACACCTCCAAGCCGCGCGAGGTTCGCGCCTACATGCACACGGTCGGCAAGTTCCAGCGCGCCTGGATCAAGGCGCACCCGAACGGGCTCGGCGGCGGCAGCTTCGGCACTGGGAGCCCGGAGGTTTCGATCTCCGTGGTCTCGATCCCGGCGGGCAGTTCGCTGGCCGACGTGCTGGACAAGGTGTTCGGCGACGGCACGAGCGTGCCCGACGCGGCTGACCTCATGAAGATCGTCCGCGAGATGCTGATGAACGATCCGAACTACCGTGCCGGGGTCGAGCGCGCTCGCGAGCTGAACCGGGAGGCGGGATACTGCCTCGCCTGCGGCGGCGGCCTGGACGAGGATGGCGCGTGCGACGGAACCGGCGACGAGGACTGGGACGGCAGGCCGGAGACGGCCAAGGGCAACCCGGCGAACCGGGTTTCGGAAACCCTCACCCGTGAGCAGAAGATCGCCAAGGTGACGCAGCTCCGCGCCCGACTCGATCAGCTCCTGGCTGAGTACAAGGAGCTGCGGGCCCAATCGCCCGAGGCGCAGGCGCAGCTCTCGGAGATCGTCGCCGAGATCGAAGCCCTGGAGAAGAGCCTGTGAGCGCCGCGCCGAGCACCCCGAGCACGAGGCTTCGCGAGCGCTGGCCGGACAACCAGACCTTCCCCGGCGAGACGAAGGAAAACGCGCTTCGCAGGCGTGTGAAGATGCACGAGTTCCTGATGACGGGGGGCGTGCAGATCGGATTCGATCCGGCCACCAAGCGCGCGCTCTACTCCGGGCCGGTCGATCCGGCCACCACTCCCGAGTGCCCGTGGCACCCCAACCACCCCGGCCTCGCTCCGTGCAGCGCGTGGGAGGAGATCAAGGCCGGGCGCGGTTCGGGTGAGGTTGTCAGCCCCACTCTGGCCGAACTTCGCAATCGCACCCCCGAGGAACTTCGGGACGCGCGCGAGCGCATCCGGGTGGCTCGCGACCAGGCTGAGGGCGTCTTCGAGCAGACGCGGAACGTGCCCGGCGAAGACCCGCGCACCGAGCGGCCCGCGACCAAGCCCGCGCCGCGGGTGAGCCTGACCAAGCCCAGCAACAAGATGGCCTGGTACGACAACGACACGGCCATGAAACAGGAGGCCGATCGCAGCCACGGCTACACCGACCAGCCGGACTTCGACCACCTGGAGGACGCCCGCGACACGGCGGTGGCGAGTCTCGGTGAAGAGGTTCCCGACGAGATCATTATCGACGGCGACGAGGACGACGAGGAGGGGGGCGAGGGCATCTAATGGAGTACGCAGGCTACGTCGTGGCGGTCGGGATCATCCTGGTCGCCGCGGCCCTCGCGATTCGCGACAAGATCACCGAGCACCGCGATCGCAAGCAACAGATCACCGCAATCACGGCGGTGCTGAATCTCGGGCTCTCTGACAACACGACGCGCCTGGCGATCAAGGCGATCATCGAGAACCCGGTTTCGGAAACCAGGGCCCGCCGGTAACCCCGGCATCGGGTAACATACCCATATATCCAGATATCTAGAAAGGACTAACACCATGCGCAAGCAGGACATCATCATCACGACCCCCAAGAAGAGCACGATCTACGCCTACGGCACCGCCACCCCGACGACGCCGGACGTTTTCGCCGACCTGGACAACTGGAAGGCCAAGACCTACGTCCCTGCCTACGTGCTGGACGTGAAGGAGTCGGGCCACGCCCTCATCCTGGTGGCGGAGAAGCACCCCGACTCCCGCTACGCCAAGGGTGACAACTACGGTCGCAAGCCGCAGGCCACCGTTCTCGACGCCCTCGACTACAGCCTGGCCGACTACGAGGCGCGTCAGGAGGTTCTGCGCCGGTTCTCCCACTGGCCGCTGAACGACGAGCAGCGAGAGGAGCGCGAGGCGGCGCTGGCCGAGTTGAAGCCGCTCCCCGAGCGGTGGGAGGTCAAGATGGTGCGCACGAGCACGATCCGGATGCTCTGGGCCGAGTACCAGGAGCGGCTGGAGGCCGCGATCGGCGCTCGCGCGCTGAGGCGGGCGAAGGAGCAGGAGGAGCGTGACGCCAACCGCCTCCGCAAGACCATCGCGATCCAGCGCATCGCCGACTTGAAGATCGGCCTGAGCAAGAAGCAGGTCAAGGAGGCCGCAGACCAGCGCTGGGTGAACGACAAGACCATCGTTCTGCCGGTCGAGCTGTTCGAGAAGCTGCTGACGCTGGCCGAGGCGGCCCGCGAGGACGCGAAGGGGCAGGCGTGATGTACGGCGACGACTACGACTACGAGCCCCACTACAGCGATCAGGATCGATTCTTGGACGAGGTCGATCGAGCCTACGCCGCCAAGAAGGATCAGGACGCCGAGGACTACTTCGACCGCCTCGCCGAGAAGGCCGACGAAGCGCGCAAGAGAGAGAAGGGAGAGTGAGCGGAGCCGGGGTTTCGGAAACCTAGGCCATTGGCATGTGGCCACGTATCGAGGAGGTAAGTGATGGAGCACGATCCGTTTGAGCCGTTGAATTGGCAGGTTGTTGAAGTGACGAAGGGCGATAAGCGCTGGTGGGAAGTGCGAGCCCAGGGAAGTTCTCTGGTCGTGTCTAACTCCATGACCGGTGGGGCGTGGCGGTTCCGAAGCGAGCGTTCCGCCATTCGCTGTCGAGACAAGCGGAACGCGGAGGCGCGAGAGCGTCGAACGGAAAGAGTCGTGGAATGAAACGGAGGAGCGCCTGAGAGGGGGGTGGTCGGGGGTTTCAGAAACCGTTACAACGCAGTAAGATAATCAAGCCACATATCCATAAAACAGAAAGGAAACAATCCATATGAAGAAGATCATCAGCGCGAGCCTCACGGCTGCGCTCCTCGGTAGCGGGCTCGTGCTCGCCACCGCGCTGCCCGCGAGCGCAGCAACCGTGCCCGCAGAGTTCTGCGCGCCCGTCTACGAGACGCAGCCGAACCCGGACTACATCCCCGAGGTGCCGGAGGTCTCGCACGTCGAGACGGTCGTCATCACCCCGGAGGTGCCGGAGGTCAGCCACACCGAGTACCTGTGGAAGAGCTGGAACTGGGACACGTTCAAGTTCGACTACCGATGGTCGGTGAGCAACCCCGGAACGTGGTGGGTGAAGACCGGCGACACCAAGACGGTGATCGACGTGCCCTACCAGCCCGCCGTGACCGAGGAGGTCGTCGTCATCGACGTGCCCTACCAGCCTGCCGTCGGCGAGCCGACGATCCAGGTGCAGACGGGCGAGCACTGCGAGGTCTGGGTGACGTGGGAGACGACGTTCCTCGTTGACAACCCGAAGAACGACCAGGATGTCACCTGGCCGCAGTCGTTCATCGGGTTCGGCAAGATCGCGCCCGTCTGCGACCAGCAGGTTCAGCAGGATCGCTACGTCGGCAGCCGTGAGGTGATCGACGCGATCCTCGCCGACGACAAGCTCGACGGCAATCCCCCAGAGGACTCGGGGGTCGTGAAGGAGTGGCTGCTCGTTGACGGTGGCGAGTGTGCGCCCGCGCCGTTCGAGCCGGATGTCGTCGTCACCTACGGCGAGTTCGGCGGAGCCGAGCCCACCTGCGAGACGCCCGAAGTGACATGGACGCGCGAGCGCACCACCGTCACCACCCCGTACATCGTGGTCGGCGACCCCCACAGCGGGTGGTCGCAGGTGCTCGACGTGGAGAACGCCGTCACCGTGACGGAGGCGGACGAGGAGACCCTCGTTGTCGAGCACGACGGCGACTGCGAACTGACGCCGGTCGAGGAGCCGGAGGAGCCGGTCGAGGAGCCGGAGGAGCCGGTTTCCGAAACCGCACCCCCGAGCGACAAGCTGGCCTACACCGGAGCCAGTGGTGACAGCGGGCTGTTCACCGCCCTCGCGCTGAGCCTTCTGGTCGTCGGTGGCGGCTTCGTCGCCTTCGCGGCGCGGCGCAAGCAGCACCAGTAGTATCCATCTAGACCCCAGAGGGGGCGGGACCGGCCTCCCGCCCCCTCTGGCTTTATCACGAGAGGACTTCATCATGTCGAAGACGTTGGGCAACATCGCCTGGATAGACGTTGAGACCGACGGGTTGAAGACCCGCGGCGGTCACCTTCTGGAGGTCGCGTGCCTGGTCACCGACCCCGACCTCAACATCTTGGACGAGGCTGGCTACGAGGCCATCGTCCACTACGCCGAGCCGACCGTGCGCCTCATCCGAGAGCGCGCTGACCCCTTCGTTCAGCAGATGCACGACAAGACCGGGCTCTGGGCGGAGCTGAGCCGCAAGGAGGCGAAGCCGCTCACCCAGATCGACGCCGAGCTGTTCAAGTACCTGCGCCAGTTCGGTCGCACCCGCACGATGCCGCTGGGCGGCAACAGCGTCCGGCTCGACTTCAACTTCGTGGAGGAGTTCCTGCCGAAGACCTACAACCACCTCGACTACCACATGATCGACGTGAGCACCGTCGCCGGGCTGGCGCACCGCTGGTACCCCGAGATCGAGCGGATCGAGAAGCGCTCCGACCACACCGCGATGGTGGACATCCGCGAGTCGATCCGAGAGCTGGCCTACTACCGCGAGCGAGCGTTCCGAGCCCCATCCGGGCCGGTCCGAGGAGAGAGCGAATGACCGAGCCCACCTGGCGCACTTCGACAACGTGCAGCCACCTCAACAGCGAGGTCTGCCCGACCTGTGATTTCGATCGCTACTACGCGACGGCCTACCCCGAGACGTGCCCGTGGGCCGTTTCGCAGGACTCAGAAGAGGCCGACCCGGCGAGCCCGCGCACTGAGCCGATCGCCCTGATCCAAACTCCGAGCAAGGCGACGGCCCACTACCCGAACGTCGGGCCGAGGGTCGAGGGTGCCCGCGTCCTCGCCGCCGATGTTTCACGTGAAACGGGACTCCCCAACCCTAGGGAGCTGCGTCGTGGTACTCGGCTCGACCGACTCGATCGCGGGCTGTGGGTCGCGAGCCTGGTCACGGCGGGCAGCGTGGGCGCGGCGGTCGTGTGGGCTCTGATCGCCGAGCCGATGGGGTGGTTGTGATGGGTCGCAAGCGCCGCGCGCCGCACAACATCTTCCGCGACGGGAAGGTGCATGTGCTGAGCGAGGAGTGCAAGACCTGCATCTTCAATCCGCACACGCGCCCGGTCGCCGGAGCCCGCGTGGCAGGCATGGTGCGCGACACGATGAGCACCGACGGTTCCACGGTGGTCTGCCACTCCACGCTCTACGAGCCCGAGGGCGCGCCGAAGGAGAACGCGGTCTGCCGCGGCTGGTACGACCGGCTCGCCGACCGTGATCCGATCTTCCGACTGGCGCAGGTGATGGGCGTGATCGAAGAGGTGCCGCCCCCGCCGAAGCTCTAGGGGTTTCCGAAACCACAACCTCATATACAGCAATACATACATTCCCCAGAAAGGGCTATACTTAGATCATGGACTACAGCGAGATCGAGCTTGCCGAGCGCAAGCCCGGACAGCACGCCTGGGATGCGGGGGCGGCTCGGTGCTTCTGTGGGCACCCGGTCGCCAATCACCACTCCGAGACCGACGAATCGAGGTCCTGGTTCGGCGTCGGCCACGACACGCCGACCTGGATCGTGTGCGACGCGCCGGGGTGCGACTGATGAGCGTCAACCTCCTCGGCCCCAAGAAGCTCGCCCGCATCGAAGCGATCGTCGGCGAGAAGCTGGACCGCGTCTGCCTCAACAGCCACCACATGAGGCGCAAGACTCGTCCGCGCGTCTATTGGTTCTACACCGCAGACGGGCTCCGCTGCGGAACCTACTCACCCGATACCGGGGAGTGGAGCATTCGCGATATGACCGACGACGAGATCAAGACCGAAGCCTGGAAGCGTGAGCAGCGAGAGCGAGAGCGAGAGCGAGAGCGAGAGCGAGAGCTGTGAGAATCTTCTACCCCGGCCACCCCGACATCCCCGCAGGACTCCAGCCCAACGGCAAGCCCTGGCCCGTGCTGCGGCTCGACCAGTTGGAGGCGATCTACAAGATCAAGCGCGCCGTCGCCGACGGTGTCAAGGTTCCAGGGATCAAGGAGCCCTATCACTCGGCTCTCGTGGGTGCGGGCATGGGCTCCGGCAAGACCGTTGTGTCCGTCGAGGTCATCCTGCACACCGCTCCCGAGCGGTGCCTGATCGTGGGCGTGCGCGACGCCTACAAGCAGTGGGCCGAGGCGCTGCGCGACCAGCAGCACGCGGGCAACCTCACCGGCCCTGGGGCGGCCTTCGGCCAGAAGCGAAAGCTGCATCGCATCGACAAGACCGCCGACGGGATGAAGAACCTGGCGCATCTGGTGAACGGCGATCCCGGCATCTACTACGTGGGCCTGGAGATGCTGCGAGCCCAGGACTGGGAGACGGTTTCGGAAACCGTCAAGACAGACCCCGCGCTGAAGGCGATCCTCGGCGACGACATCGAAGACGAGATCGAGATCAAGACCAAGCGCCAGCTCCGCACCTACGCGAATATGCCCGAGCTGGACTTGCTGATCTCCGACGAGAGCCACAAGCACTCCAACCAGAAGAGCGCATCCATCCAGACCATCCGCACTATCCCGACTCGCGCCAAGGTCGCCCTGAGCGGCACGTTCTTCGGCAACAAGTTCGAGAACGCCTGGTCTCTCACGGTGTGGCTGTGGGGCAAGGAGGTCGTCGGCAGTAAGGGCGCGTGGGAGGCGCGCTGGGCGATCAAGACGCCGGTCATGAGCAAGGACGGCAAGAAGCAACTCACCTCTCGCAACGGGTTCCCGCTGTCGAAGATCACTGGCGAGCGTGAGCCTGGCGAGTTCGTAGAGTCGCTGCCGTGCTACGTCTTCATCGCGACACCGATCGGAGACGTGCCAGAGCCGGAGATCGTCAAGATCGATCTGCATCCCGAGCAGCAGCGCCAGTACGAGGAGATGGAGAGCCAGAGCCTCACCTGGATTCCTTCAACCCGCGAGCGAGAAGAGCCGCTGGTCGCTGACCTGCCGATCACCCAGCGCATCCGGCTGCGCACGGCGGCACTCGGCGGCATGACGCTGGTGCCCGGCAAGGATGAGGACGACCCCGACTCGATCACCTTCGCCCCCGGAACGCCCTCCAGCACGCTGCGAGCCGCGTATGACGTGTTGCATCGCCCGAGCTGGGTAGGGAAGAAGGCGCTGATCCTGACGCACTCCAAGCCGTTCGCGATCGAGGCTGCACGCCGAATCGGGCAGAAGTACAGCGTCGCGTTGAAGACGGGCGACACTAAGCCGAAGGACTGGGATGACCAGAAGGCGCGCTTCATGCTGCCGGTTTCGGAAACCAACTCGATCCAGTATCTCGTCGCCGTCATCAGCGCTGTCGGCACCGCAACCGACGGGCTCCAGGCGAACTGCGCGAAGGTGCTGTGGCTGAGCGAGGACGAGAACAACGTCAACAACATCCAGGGCTCCAATCGCATCTGGCGTGACGGAGTTGATCTGGACGAGTACGAGAGCGTGAAGATCGTCCAGCGCGGCACGATCGCTGAGGGCATCCTGACGAAGAACCGAGCGCACAAGGCACATACGATGGACAGCGTAGCTGGACAGAGATAGATAACCCTAGTAATATCAAGCCATATCCAAAGAAAGGAACATTATGAGCAACGCAGAAATGGCCGCGGCCCTGCCCGACCCCGGCGCAGGGCGGTGGTGGAAGGTCGAACTGGTCAAGAACGTCCAGAAGAACCCCATCAAGATCACCCTCATGGAGGAAGCTGTCGCCGGGCGTCGCGCGCTCTCGACCGCGCTGGCCTTCGGGCGCACCATCGCCGCGCCGTCCAAGGTGGCCGAGGCCGCCGACATGGTGCTGGCGCAAGTCGGCGAATACGCCAAGGTCATCGGTGAGTACCCGCTGGCCCCGAGCGCAGAGAGGGTGGCGCGGGACCCGAGAGGGGTATCGGCAATGCCGGACCTGCCGAAATCAGCCGGTGGTCTGCATCGAATGCGGGAAGTCAATGCATAGGGAATCGATCAAGAGACATGAGAGGTTGATGCATGGACGGTAAGGAGCGGTTGGAAGCCGCCGCCGAGGAGAAGTACCCGGAACATCGGTTCGAAGGGGGCAAGAGCTATGTGCGCGCTCGCGAGCGTGCCGCCTACATCCAGGGTCGTCTGGATCAGGCCGAAGCCGACGCGCGGATCGCGGAGGGGTACAGCGAGGAGGCTATGGCGCTGTGTAACGATTCCCTCGACCCCGAGTCGTGGATCGGGATGCAGTACCACGGGATGCACCACGGGGCGGCTGATGTCGCTATCCGAATCAGGAAGGGAGTCGAGTGATGCTAGAGCGAAGCTCTATCTCGCCGCAGGCGAGGAGCAAGGCACAGCAGGCCGCCGAGGAGCGGTATCGCCACATCGAAGATCGCACGTTCGTGACCGAAATCGCGGTCAAGGCAACGCTCCGACAGGCCTTCCTCGAAGGCTGGAAGGCCGCTCTCCCCGAGACCCCTGACCCCGCCGTGATCGAAGCGATGGCGAAGGCGATCGACCCTCACGCCCTGGAAATTTTGGTCTACGACTGGCCCTCGGGCGTCGCCCGTGCTGCGTATGCGGCGCTGAGAGGAGCAATGCAGTGATGGACGACGTAACACAGAACCCCGTGGACGAGGCCGCCGACGGCTGGAGCACGGGATTCCGCAACCCCGGCATCTGGCCTGAACTCGCTCGCGATCAGCAGGCTGCGATGGATGCGACCATCGAGGCCGCGATTCGGTACGGCGCTCAGCGCGCCCTCGAAGCCGCCCAGCGTCCCCCGGTTAGCCCTGAGGTGCGGGAGGAGCTGGCAACGACGAAGGTGCCCATCATCTATCCGGGCGGAACGCGCATGGTCGATCTGGGGTACCCGGTGGCCGACGCCCTCCTCGCCAGGTTCTCGTTCCCGTCGCAGCCCGTCTACGACGAGGAGGCCATCGCGAAATGGCTGTGCTCACAATCCTGTGCTCGGGTTGACGGGTCATGCTGGCGGGTTGGAACGAGTGCCGAAAGGGATGAACATAGAGCGGACGCCGCTGCTCTCGTTGCTGCTTTGCAGAGCGGGGAACTGACCCGAGAGGAGACGAACGAATGAGCCTGTCTCGTGAGCTGATTGTGGCTGCGAAGGCCCGAGCAGACGCCGCAACCGAAGCCTTCAACACGCAGGTTCTTGAGGTTGCGCTCATCGGTGACGGCGCGCCTGGGAACGGGACGTTCGTCGCTGGCGGTCTGCACGGTATCGGGTGGGCGCTGGAAGGTGACGAATGATGGACGACGCAACACAGAAGCTCGTGGACGAGGCGCGCAAGCGTGCCGACTTCGAGGCGCGCGAAGATCACGGCATCGCCGTCTTGCTCCGCGACATGGCTGACGCTCTCGAAGCCGCCCAGCGTCCCCCGGTCGAGCTTGCGAAGTCCCCGGAAGATATCGCAGCCGAGTATGCCCCGTTCGACGGTTCCGACCCGGACACGGTGATCCACGTTCGGGGTCTCATCGCAGCGGCCATTCGTGAGGATCGTACTCAGCGTCCCCCGGTCAGCCCCGAGGTGCGGGATGAGCTGGTAGCGCACATTCATGCACGCGCAGAGTTCGACTCCGACGAGTGCGACCACGGAACCTACACGGGTGGTGCTTTGCACGGTCAGCCGTATCGGATGTGCGAGCGCAAGGCCGACGCCCTCCTTGCCCGGTTCTCGTTGCCGGTGCTCGACGTGGAGAGGCTCACACGGTGGTTGGTGGAGAACCGGAGACTCGTCGCGGGGAGCGCGTGGGAGTACGTGGACTCGGAGGGAACCGCCTCTGCTCTCGTCGCTGCCCTGCCCGCCCTGACCCAGGACGGCAGATCGTCCGATTCCGAGAGGAGTGGCCCCGAGGTGGATCGCCTTCGCGCACGGGTGCGGGAGTTGGAGGCGCAGCGGGAGGCCGTGCTCGCGCTGCACGCGCCGGAGGAGCGCGCCCACGACGGGTCGGGCGAATGGTCGGTGCCGCTTGCTGAGTGGGATGACGAGACCCGGAGTCCGGAGACGTTCACGATCTGCTCTCACTGCGGGTCTATCGAGATGCGCGAGTCGCAGGGCGAGAGCGAGAGCGCGGTCTATTTGGAAGCTCTGTGGCCGTGTTCGACGGTGTGGGCACTCACCGAGAGGAGCACGACATGAGCGCGAGCGAGAAGATCCGCACGCTCTCCGCGTGGATCGACAACTCATACCCCGAGGACATGATCGGCACCGAGCTCCACGCGCGCCGCCGTATCGACAAGCTCATGGAGGAGGTCCTCCGCACGATGCACGCCTACGAGGACGAGGCCACGCCGAGCCGGGCGGTTTCCGAAACCACCAGCGGGACGAGGCTGACCTTATGAGCACGCCCTACCCCAGGACGGTCGAGCTTCTGATCTCAGAGGGCATCGACCCGAACCTCATCACCGTGGAGGGGATCAACGAGGCGAGCTATCTCCAGATCGTGCTGGACGCTGACGGCAACAAGATCATGAACTCCAACGGCTCGATCGCCGCCACCCAGCGGGCGTGGCCGCGACCCGGCCTGGGCGAGCGCGTGATGCAGGCGATGATCGAGGACATGCGCAACACCCCCGGCAACTTCCGCGTCGTTGGCCCCGAGGGCGTGCTGCGCTATCCGATCGATCACGTCGTGCTACTGCGGCGGCGCTACGACATGGACCCGACCGAGGAGAACGCGAGGGCGCTCCTGGATGCCGAGCGCTGCCTGACCGAAGCCGAGTTCCCCGCCTATCAGGCCCTCTACCGCAAGGTCGCCGACGAGCCCGATTCCGCAGAATCGGTTAGTTAGCATTAGACTGAGAAGCCAACACACCCCATAAAGGAGTAACACCATGAAGTACGAAGTCAAGGACGAGCTGCCTCCGGGTCGCACGAACCGCGCCACGCCGATCGACTGGGCGGGCGCAAAGAAGGCGATGATCGACCACGCGGGTTCGTGGGTGAAGATCGTGGAGAACGTCTCGGCCTCGACCCCGCAGCAACTCCGCCGCGGCGACAACAAGCTCTTCCGCGGTGAGGAGCTGGAGAGGTTCGAGTTCGCCACGCGCAAGCCCTTCGATCCGGAGGTCGCCTCCAAGTACAAGCCCAACTTCACCGACCTGTGGGGTCGCTACATCGACCCCAACGGGCCCGACAGCGTCGAGAAGCCCAAGCGATCCCGTCATGCTTGATCCTGACGAGGTCGCCGACTACGAGGCGTGGAAGCTCGCCAAGCTCAACTCCTCCCAAGACCTCAGCGTGCGCGCCTACAACATGGAGATGGAGGCGAACGCGCTGAGCTGGGAGGAGGGCTGGCGAGCCCACGCGAACGGTGAGAGCTTCGACTCCAACCGTTTCCGGAAACCCGGCATGAGAGGAGAGCGGCGTGCCGCTACTGACCTTCCCGCCTCTCCCGGAACCACCACCTGATCCACCCCGTCAAACCAGAAAGCAGGAAGAACACATGACCATCGTCGTCCAGCCGGAGTCCAAGCCGCCCGTCAACCGAGGCGGTCGCCCCAAGGGCAGCCGCGGGAACGGCAAGACCGCCCGCGAGAAGATCGCGCGCATCGAGAACGCCAGGCTCGTGCGGCAGGCCGAGATCGAGGCACAGGCGCAGGCCGCGCGCGACAAGATCGCCGCCGAGATCGAGCTGCGCCGCGAGGCTGCGCAGACGCGCAAGTTCGACCTCTACGACGCCCAGGAGAAGGCGCGCGCCCCGCAGCTCCAGATCGACCAGCGTGGGACGCTCTACGTCCTCGGAGCCCTCGCGATCATCACCTTCCTCACTACGGCGATCCTCACTGCCGACGGCACCATCGGTGCCGCCGAGAGCGCTCGCTTCGCGTTCCCCGCGTTCGGATTCATCCTCTTCGGTGCGTTCGAGGTCGCGATCCTGGCGTTCATGCTCATGTACTACGTCCTCGGCAGCCGAGTGGACTACGACGGCAACCGCGTCAAGAGCGCCCAGTGGTTCGTCGCGATGATCGCGGCGGCGGGCCTCACGGTGGCGCTGAGCGTCTACCACGTCCTCGACCTCTACAACTACGACTGGCTCAACGTCGATATGTGGGTCGGCATCGGCATTCGCCTCGCGGTGGCCGTGTTCTTCGTGCTGACCAGCAAGGGCGTCGCCAACGTGCTCTTCGCGAAGGCCGTCAAGCTCTGATGGGTCGCGTCAAGTCCGGCAAGCCGCCTCGTCGGAGTCGGGAGAAGCGCATCGACGCGCGGGAGAACCGCTCCAGCGCGGCGTACCTGACCCGGCTGATGTCTGAGGTCGAAGCTGACAAGTCCGCAGCGACACAGCCCAGCCCTAAGAGCAAGAAGCAGTAGAGAGGCATTACCCTAAGCGCATGGTGCGACGGCCAGATTCAATCCCCGACGCCCGTCGCGCCATGCGCGAAGGACTCCAGAGCCTCAACGCAACCGGCAAGACCACGGCCTGCCAGGATCGCCCCGTCCCCTACACGGAGGTCGAGCAGAGCCCGGACGATGCCGCCGCGCTGTGCGGGCGCGGTACCGATCAGCCTTGCCCGCTTCTGGAGGTCTGCGCAGCGTTCGGGTTCACCCAGTCGGTCTACGCCGACAAGATGGTCTACGGCGGCTACTCGTGGCGTCGGGGCCTTCCGCTGGTTTCGGAAACCAGCTATCAGCAGCAGATCGCTACCGATCGCGCGAAGACTTGACAGTCTCCTAGGCTTCCCTTACTATATCCGTATATCTTTTATCTAGAAAGGACTCGACCATGCTGGTCTTGACCAACTCCGGTGTCGCTCTCGACACCGACCCCGCCCAGGCGGGCGACCCCGTCCTTGACCTCCTACTGGAGATCGCCACGAGCGCCTTCGGCGGAGCAGTGATGGGCGAGCCAGTGTCGGACGCTCCAGCTACTCTGTGGCAGGACACAGACCTCTTGGAGAACCAGCCATGACCGGACGACCCGTAGACATCGAGATCGTGCCTCGCGCTCACGCGATCCTGAGCGCGTCCAGCGCTGAGCGCTGGCTGACCTGCACCCCGAGTGCGCGGATCGAAGAGGCGCTGGCCGATGAGGAGAGCGCCTACGCCACCGACGGCACCGCCGCTCACGCCTTCTCGGAGCTGCGACTGCGCTACAAGCTCGGCCAGACCAGCAAGGCCGAGTACGTCGCCGCCTATGAGGCCGCCAAGACTCTCTTCGCCGAGGCGATCGAGGCGTGGGAGGCGAGCGACTGGGATGCGATCAACTCCTATGTCGAGTACGTGCTGGACGAGGCCAAGCGGCTCGACGCCGAGGTTCACATCGAGCAGCGGGTGGACTATTCCCGCTACGCCGAGGGGGGCTTCGGAACCTCCGACGCACTGCTGATCGGTCGCAAGCAGGGCATCGTCAAGAGCATCGACTTGAAGTTCGGCAAGGGAGTGCCGGTCGATGCCAAGGACAACGCGCAGGCCAAGCTCTACGCGCTCGGCGGGGTGCTGATGTTCGACCCGACTCTGGCCGGACAGTTCCCCACGATCGAGTGGGCGATCCACCAGCCGCGCCTGAACTACGTCGGCACCGACACCACCAGTTTCGATGCGCTCATCGCGTGGGCCGAGGATGTCGTCAAGCCCGCCGCGCGACTCGCGTGGGAGGGCAAGGGCGTCAAGGTGCCGTCCGAGAAGGCGTGCCGATTCTGCAAGGCCAGGGCGACGTGCCGTGAGCGCGCCGCGGAGAACGTCAACGTCGCGAGGAGGGACTTCGTGGGAGACCCCGATCTGCGTTTCGACGCGAAGAAGCTGGACGAGCACCTGATGGGCATGGACGAGGTTGCTCGCATCCTGCCCCAGCTCGATGAGTGGATGGCATGGGCTCGCGCGCTACAGGAGTACGCACTGTCGAGCGTCCGCGACCGCGGCCAGACCATCGAAGGCTACAAGCTCGTGCGCGGGCGCACCACGCGCCAGTGGAACCCAAGCGCTGACGTGGTCGCCGAACTGCGAGCCGCAGGCGTGGACGACTCCGTGATCTACGAAGACCCCAAGCCTCCCGCAGTGAGGAGCGTCGCCCAGATGGAGAAGAAGCTCGGCAAGGCGCAGTTCATCGAGAAGGCTCAGCCCCTCGTCGTGCAGTCCCAGGGCACGCCGACGCTGGTTTCGGAAACCGATCCGCGCCCTGCCATCGACGCCGCCGCAGAGGCGCGAAAGGCATTCGAGGGATAAACGGATAAGCCCCTAGACTTCGTGCCCAAGATCGGGTACGATGAGAAAGTCCCCAACCCAGGGACTCGACAAGGTAACGCAGTAACCCAGAAGAAAAGAGAAACAGAAATGTCGAAGGTCACCACCAAGTCCGAGGTCCGCCTGTCCTACACGAACCTGCTCACCCCCCGTGCGCAGAACGCGGACAAGCCCGAGGAGCTGTCGTACAGCACGGCGATCCTCATCCCGAAGACCGACACCGAGACGATCGACGCCATCAAGGCCGCGATCAAGGAGGCGCTGGCCGAGGGTGTCGTCAAGAAGTGGGGGGGCAAGACCCCCAAGGGTCTGAAGAACCCGCTGCGCGACGGCGACGAGGAGCGCGAGGACGACGAGAACTACAAGGGTCACTACTTCATCAACGCCAAGGGCCCGCGAGGTGGCAAGGAGCAGCCGATCCTGCTCGACGGCTCGCGCAACGCGGAGGAGACGAAGGACCCGGCGGTCATCTACTCGGGCGTGTACGCCCGTGTCAGCCTCCAGTTCTACCCGTTCGACGTGAACGGCAACCGCGGCGTCGCGTGCGGCATCTCGTCGGTGCTCTCGATGGGCCACGGCGAACCGCTGGCGAACACGGTCACCGCGGCCAGCGCGCGTGACGAGTTCGGGGTCTCGACCCCGGCCTCCGACGCCGCCAAGGAGTTCGGCGGGAGCGCCGCGGCCTCCGAGTCGTCCTCGGACGACGACGACCCCTGGGAGAGCTAACAACTCTCCCGACCGCAAGGCGTCGCGCCTAGGGAACGCGACACAAGGGGCAGGGCCCAAATAGCCCACCTTGCGGCACCGGAAGGGGCGTGTCGGGATAGCACCCGGCACGCCCCCTCCGGACTAGACTCAGCACTACCCTCTACCGCAGCACCGGCCCCCAGCCCCAATGACGGGGTGGCCGCTATCCAGAAGGGCACAACCCAAATGTCGAAGGCCCCTAAGCCGCTCTCGAAGAGCCAGCAGGAACTCATCAACGTCGTCAAGGCCGCGCACAAGACCCTCATGGTCGCCCGCCGAACGAAGACCGCGGAGGTCGAGCGCCGCCTGGCCGAAGCCCGCATCCAGGCCCAGCGCGAATGGGATCGCATCGAGGCTGGCATCCGTCTGGATGTCGCCGCCGAGATCGCCCAACACGAGGCCGCCGAGGACGAGGCGATCATCGCCGCCTACAACGCAGGCATCCCCGTGAGGCGCATCGCACTCGACGGTTTCGGAAACCGACTCGACGGAGCCGTCCACGCCAAGCTCCGTGACCTCCGAGCTGACGGGCGCGTCGGCAATGCTCTGGACTACCAGCGTCGAGGCGACGACGCCGAGCGAGCCGTCGAGTTCCCCCGCCCCGTCGAGATCGACGCCGTGCTCGCCGAGCGCACCGAGATCGCCGCCCCCGCCTTCACCTTTATGGATGAGCCCCTGGTGCTGGTCGAAGAATCGGCTCCTGGCGCTGGGGACGGCGTCACCGTCGCAGCGTGCTTGCTGACGATGGACGATCGCGATCCCTACTTCAAGCAGATCGCGCCCAACGCCCGCAGGGGCACCCCGCACGTCGGGGCCACGACGGCGACGCTCTATCTTCACCCCGCCACCGGCGAACTGATCGTCCACGAGTCGAAGGAGACTGGCGACCTGCTCTGGGATCACCCCGTTGCTCGCTGGGTGAAGGATCATCCGGAAGAGGCCGCCCGCGGCTTCGCGGATGCCATGTCCGGCCACCTCCCTGAAGCCTGATGGCTGACGTGACCAGCGACGAGGGCGCAGTCCAGCCTAAGCCGATGGACAACGTCACGAAGGCGCTCGCGCTCGCCAGGCTCGGTATCAAGGTCTTCCCCGTTCACGTCTCCAACCGCGCTCCCGCGATTCCCGAGAAGGAGGGCGGGCGAGGCTTCTACGACGCCACCAGCGACGACTTCGAGCTGATCGCAACGTGGTTCAGTCTCGACTACGTCGGCGACAAGTACGCTGTCGGCTACTGGACAGGCGGCTCGGGGCTGCTGACTCTCGACATCGACCGCAAGCACGGCAAGGACGGCTTCGCTCGCATCTCCGAGCGCGGCCTGAGCGCGGGCGACACGCACGCCTACCCGACCGCCAGCGGTGGCGAGCACCGCGTCTTCCAGACGGATCGCCTCGACCTCACCCTGGGTCGGGACGTAACGGTGGACGGCGTCAAGCTCGAAGGCGTCGATATTCGAGCGGGCGGCTCCTACGCCGTGTGGTGGGGTGACACCGTTCCGGAGTCGCGCGAGGCGTTCAGTTCCGACATCCCCCAGTGGATCATCGACGCCGCGACCGCGGAAACGCTGCCCAGCGGCGAGGGCTTCGAGGGCAATGTCGCGGAGTGGCTGGAGCACATCCCCGACGACGTGCTCCCGAGTGGTCGAGTTCGCGAGTTCTTGGGGCGCATCCCAACGGGCGACTTCGGCCACAACGAGATGGTCGATCTCGTGTGGAGCATCGTGCGCATGGGCTCCGAGCGCGAGACCGGCGTCAAGACCGCTCTGGAGAAGCTGCGTGCTGAGTGGCTGCGCCCGCCCTACGACACCCCGAAGAACCGGAAGGACTTCTACACGGCGCTACTCGGAGCGATCAACAAGGGCGGGCGCGTGCAGAAGCCTGTCCCGGCAATGACCAGCCTCAGTGCGGGACTCGCCAAGGCCGACGCCTGTGGCGTGGGTGACGCCCTGAAGGCAATGGAGCGCAAGGTTTCGGAAACCGACACCGAGATCGACCTGGCGCGCGTTCGCCGCGAGATGTTCAAGATCGCCGCGGAGGGGCATGTGCCGCCCGGTCATGCGCTCGGGATCGTGACCGGATCGAAGGCGTTCAAGCTCTCGAAGGTCTCTGTCGAGAGTGCCTGGTTCGGCGACGGTGAGGCCGCCTACCACGACTACGTCGAGACGCCGGTCGAGGATGAGGAAGACCCCGACCTCGCTCCCGTGCCGCACGATGTCGAGTTGGCGAACCTGATGCAGCGCCTCAGTAGCGACGCCGAGGCGTTCACCTTCCTCTCGGACGCCGAGCGTGCGCTGGTCGATGGATACGACTGGTTCGGCAAGGAGTACCTGGCCTGGGTGCAGACGCGACTGAAGCACTTCAACAAGCCCTACCACGTCGGCGCGCTGTGGGCGGCGCTGAGCGTGATCGCGAGCCCGTGGGGAAAGGTGCCACTCCAGGGCTACAAGCCGACCGACGTGAACCTCTACCTCCAGGTGCTCGGTGAGTCCTCGTCCGGCAAGAGCGAAGCGTTCGGCTTCGCCAAGGCGTTTATCGACGCCTACTACGGCATCGAGGGCTCGCCGATCCTGGGCGACACGAAGAAGGTGTCGGCGCTCAGCCTGCATCGTGCGCTGATCCTGCGTGACGGCCAGCCGAGCATGGTCTACTCCGACGAGGTTCAGGGCTTCTACAAAGACCTCCAGACGAGCCACTGGCAGGGCTCGATCCTGGCAGACCTCTCGGACTACTACGGCGGCGACATCCCGCCCAAGAACACGATGAACGACAAGGAGATTTCGGGCAAGCGCGCCAAGGGCCAGCTCACCGGGTACTTCACCGGCATCGCCGACATGAGCCTCGACGCGCTCAGCCTCGACAACTGGCGCAGCGGTCTGCTGTACCGCTACCTGTGGGGCTTCGGCCATCCGCGCACCACGGGCGACTTCGAGATCGTCTTCGAGACCAGCGCTTCCTCCTACACGGCGCAGATGGAGACCTGGGCTCGGGAGTTCAAGCGCGTCGGCGCGCTCCAAGAGACCAAGTGGGGAGCCGGGCGCATCGTGGAGTGGGAGGAGGATGCGCGCAAGCGGATGATCGAGTTCAACCGCCAGATCGATGACGCCGTCAAGAAGAGCCCGCTCTACGACAACGTCTTCATCCCCGCCAATGGCCGCTTCCTGGTGAGCATCATGAAGTGCGCCACGATCATCGCGCTCACCGAGGCTGCCGAGAAGGTCACCCTCCGCCACGTCCTGATCGCCCTTGACTACGCGGGCCCCTGGCACCGCAGCATGGTTCTGGCGGTTTCGGAAACCGGACGCGAGGCGTTCGATCGTGACGTAGAGCGCGCGCTGACATGGATCAAGCGCAACGCGATCCGACAGGTCGGCAAGGCCGCATGGATTCAGCGCAGCGCCGTAATGCGAGCCTTCAAGCCCAACGAGGTCGCCGACCGTCTGCTGAGACAGCTCACCGAGGAAGGGTGGCTGGTCAAGCACGGAGACGTATACGAGATCGCCCCAGAGTAGATAGAAAGAGACATATCCAGATGAAGCGCATCGTTCCCGTCTACCCGTGGCCCATGCACCCGAAGGTGGCCGAGGTCGTCAACGCGATCCCTGACATCACGCCCGTCGAGGCGCTGCCCGCTGGCCCCGGCCCGATCCTCGCGATCCGCAAGCCGCCGCCGTTCGTGGCAGATGCGATCGTCGTCATGCAGCCCGACCGGATTCCCGAGGCCGTGAAGATCGTCGTGGGTGACGGCATCGAGCTGGTCACCGTGCGCGACGCGATCTCGAAGGCGATGGGCGGCAAGGAGATCATCGAGTACGCCCCCGAGAAGATCGAGAGCAAGGTGAGGTTCCGATGAGCGCCAAGGCCGAGGAAGAGGCTGTTGCAGGTGGCGAGATCACCATCCTGGAGCGCCTGGACGCGAACACGGAGATCGAGGACATCATCCTGAAGACGCCGTCGGCTGTGAGGTTTCGGAAACTCGGCAACGACCTGGGGCTCGTTGTCCACGCCCAGGGGACGCGCTGTCGTCTCGGGCCGACCCGCTACCTCTCCAAGAGCAAGAACCACAACATCGGCGACGTGAAGGACGCGGCGTTCGAGTACCGGATGATCTCGATCACCATCACCAACGGCTTCGACTTCGGCGCTCAGGCGACGTGGTACGAGCGCTTCCCCAAGTTCCGCGACGGCACCCCCAAGCCGCCTGTGTTCGAGTTCGACTCGGTGCTCATCGGCGGCAAGAAAAGCGGCCACCGCCCAGCCGCACGCATCACCCAGTCCACCAAGATGATCGAGGAGATCAACCGATGCCTGGCCCCGACCGAATGAGCATCCCCGCCCTGGCGTCGCTGGACGGTCGTGGCTACATCACGGTGATGAAGAGCCGCCTGCGTGATGACGAGGCGTGGGACGAGCTGCTTGACCCGATCCTCGTGGAGCGCACCCGGTGGGGCCTCACCCGACTCATCGAGAGCATCGATGACCAGAAGGAGAGGGCCGTGCGCGAACACGATGCCGATCCGTCGTGGCTGCGATCCGTGAACACGCTCCAGCGACTCGCCAAGGGCCGCCTGGAGGCGCTGGAGGCGCTGGAGGGCACCGGAAGCCCCGCGACGCTTGCCAGCAGCCGCGAGGCGCGCGCCTGGAGAGGCTTCGCGGCTCGCCTGGCGCGCATTCTCGCCGAGGCCGACCCAGAAGCCCTCCAGCGGCTCCGGACGCCCTACGGGGGACTCACGGCTGCGGAGTGGCTGTCTGCGCGCGAGGAGAAGCAGGAGGGGCTGCGATGAGCCAGTATCTCGGCCTCTCCATCGACCCCGGCATGTCGAACGGGCTGTGCGAGTTCACCTGGGGCGACGACGAGCCCTTCAAGCCGGTTCGGCTGCTCCAGTTCTCCGGAGGAGCGCCCATGCTGGCGAAGGTGCTCGACAAGCTCAACGTGCGCGTCACCGGCGACGACGACGAGATGGCGATGGGCTCTCGTACCCTGCACGCGCTCGTGGTCGAGAAGTTCACTCCCCGATCCGCCAGAGCTGGTACCGAGTTCTCTCTGACGCGCGCCAGTGCGGAGCCGCTACGCGGGGAGGGCGTGCTCATCGGTCGAGACCTGGAGCGCTTCATCCAGTGGGGCGAGCCCAGCCAGCAATACTTCATGGGGGGCGAGAGCCTGCCCGACAAGAAGAAGCGAGCCCGCGAGTTTCTGAAACTCCACGGGCTCTATCTGACCGGCTCGATGGTCGGACAGCAAGACGCAGACGACGCGATCTCCGCGGAGCTGCACGCAATCGCCTGGCTCCGTCGGCAACGTCACGCACCGACGATCGAGGCGCTATTCAAGAAGGGAACTCGATGACTACCAAGACCGTTGACAGGGTGATCCGCGAACCGGCCACGTTCTGCGACATCTGCGGGGGTGAGATCGTGAAGACCGAAGAGGACAAGAAGGACCCCGAGTTCGCCTTCAGCCTCAGCTTCTCTCACCGTCGCCAGGAGAAGCCGATCTCCGAGACCAGGCTCGTCAAGTTCCGATGGCCCTCCAAGCGCCGCGCTCAGGAGATGCGCGACGAACGAGCGGCCAGAGGCGAGAGCGAATACGTCAAGACCAACTGGTATGACTTCCACGGCGAGTGCCTGGCGAATCTCGTGGAAGCAGCGGTCGCGCTGCGCCTGAAGAGCGAAGCCGAGGCGGAGGAGGAATCGTGACCACCCGCCACTGGACGATCTCGACGGAGTTGAGCGGCGTGCCCCGGCAGATCGACGTGTATCTCTACGACGATCCCGGAACCATGCGCCGAGCTGCGATGAGCTTCGGCAAGAGGATCGGCGAAGAGATCGAACGTGGTCACTTCAATGGCGCGCTCGCCGTCACCCACGGTTTCCGCCGCTACCACATCGACGCCGACGGCACCGAGACCGAACTACCCGATGTGGCAGTGCTGCGGCTCACGCGCGGCCACACGACCCCGGAGATCGTGAGTCATGAGGTCGGCCACCTGGCGCAGTGGCTCTACCGGCTTGACGTACTGAACGAAGACCCGTTTCCGCTGGCGATTGAGCACTACAACGCCGACAACGAGCTGTTCTGCTACATGCTGGGCGGGCTCTTCGCGACCGTGTGGGAGATGCTGGCCGAAGAGCGCTAGGCTGAGCGCGACAGGGGAATCACGGGGGACAGGCGAGAGGCCCGGAGCATTGCGCTCCGGGCCTCTCGTGGTTTCTGGAAACCGAGCTGCTAGCTGGTCGCCTTCTTCGTGGTAGCACGCTTGGTCGTGGTCGTCTTGGCGACCGGAACCTCGGCGAGCCTCTTCTCCACGACCGCCGTCGCCACGTTCTCGGCGACGCGAGACGCGACAGCCTCGGTGCTGGCGTTGCGAGCGGCGATCGTGTCACGGTACGCCTCGGCGGCGGCCTGCGCCGCCTCGCGCTCCCGCTGCGGATCGGCAGGGATGAGACTCACGCCAGCGGTCTGCGCCTTCTCAGCCTGGCCGGTGGGCTTGATGATGCCCTGGTAGACGCCCTGCGCCAGGAAGAACGTCAGCGCGGCGTTCACGACCACGTTGATGAAGGCCGTCCAGTCGAGCGTTGCCCATGCCTGGGCGATCGCCACGTCCAGCAGCCAGGTGAGGGCCGCACCGATGACGTTGAGCACGCCGAGCAGGATCACCTTGTAGGCGGCCTTGGCGAGGCGGTCCGACACGAGGCCGGTGAGAAGCGGGAGGAGGTACGCCAGCGCGAGCTGGATGATCGCGACCCAGGGGTTGTTGAAGTCGAAGACGGGGATGTCCACGATGGTTCCTTTCTGTGTGTTGGGATACTGCTAGCCCGCACGCGCGGGCCGAGCCCGACGACGCGGAGGGCGAGGCTTGGTCATCTCGAACTCGTGCTGCTCGTCGGGGGTCAGGGTGATGTTACTGCGCGCCACGACGCGCTTGAAGAGGTCACGGGTCTGCACGAGCATCGCGCGAAGCTCTTCGACATCGCTAGTCAGCTCGGCGCGCTGATCGCGGGACTCCTTCAGCTCGGTACGAACCTCGCCCAGTTCGGCAATAGCTCGCGCGGTGATCTCGCGCTGCTCGCGCAGCAGGTCGTTGAACGCCTGGCGCTGCGCCTCGAACTGATCGACCTGGAGGCCGCCCTCTTCGACAACGAGCTTGCGGTTGGCGTCCTTGCGCTGGAGAAAGCCCCAGATGAGGCCGGTGGGCCCGGCAATGAAGGCCAGAATCAGCATGATGTCGCTGACCCAGCTCGGGAGGAAGCTGAGCATCAGGCGGTCTCGCCGTCCGAGTCAGACTGTGCTAGCGCCGCCTTACGTTGCTTGGCCTGCCGCAGCAGGAAGTACACAATGATGGCCGTCCGCGCGAGCGGCATGACGACCACGGACAGCAGGAGCATGATCCCGGCGAAGCCGCCGCCGCGGGTGATGATGTCGGCAATGAGGAGGTAGAAGTAGACCGCCATCAGGGCTACGAACCCCGCCCCGGAGAAGAGTTCCGTGCGCGCCATCTGAGGGAAGAACGTGGCCCCGATGCACGCGGGAGCCGCCAGCAGGAGAACGAAGGCGGCGAAGATGGTCGTCCACTGATCTCCCTGTTGGCGCACGAGACTCGGAACGCCGTTGAAGATGACCATGATGGCCCAGGTCGAGTAGATGAGGTAGGTGGTGGCTGCGAGGCGGTGGAAGAGGGCCGCGAATACATCCGACATCGTGAAGTCGTCGGGCATCTTGCGGAAGACGGATGCGTTGTACACCCGCTTGGTCCAGCTCACCATGAACTTCATGCTACTCGCCGCCAACCGCATCACGAAACCGCAGTTTCCGGAAACGCAGCAGCCCCGGAGACACGCCTCCGAGGCTGCTGCGTGTGTGAGTGACGCGGCTCAGTCTAGCTGGGCCAGCCGAAGATTGCCGCCAGCGCCGCAGCGATGATCGCGATGACGCCTCCCGCGATGATGCCAGGCCACGGCACCTTCGGCTTGTTCGGCTCGACCGGGTCGGTTGGCTCTTCCGGATCGACCGGCGGGTCCACCGTGACCTCCTCGTAGCGCGCGACGAGGAGGATGTCCGAGTCGATCGGCGTAGCGAAGTCGAAGGGCTGATCTTCGCCCTCGCGGAACCACCCCACGAACTCCTCGCCGACGCCAGGCACCGGCGCGCCAGGGCTCGGGGCCTTGTCGCCCTCCTTCACGCGAACGGAGAGGACTGCGCCGTGGCCGTCATCGAAGGTGACGGTGTGCCGCACGATCTCTCGCCACTGCGCCACCAGCTCGATGTCGGACTTGACCTTCGTGGCGAAGTCGAAGGGCGCGTCCTGACCGCTGGCGAACCAGCCCGTGAACTCGTGGTCGTCGTCCCACATCGGGTCGGCGGGCTTGGCGACGGTGGCCCCGTCTGCGACTTCCACAGCGCTCAGCAGCTCGCTCGTGTTGTTGGGGTCGAACGTCACCAGCCACTCGTTCGTGAGCACCTTCAGCGTGTCTGCCATCACCCAGCCACCGGCCTTGCCCGGCGTCTTGGAGATGTTGACGGCCTGGCCGTAGACCTTGTAGACGGTGTAGGAGCCCGGCTGATAGGTCGCGGTGGAGCCCTCCGCCTTCTTGGCCTTCGCGCTGGAGGGGTAGACCGGGATCGCACTGGTGAGCGCAACGGTCGAGCCCTCGGTGACGACGGTCGGGGCGGGCGGCGTCTGGCCGGGAGCGGTGCCAGCCGCGACGAGGTCGCGGATGATCTGCTCGACCCGGCGAGTTGTCGGGCCGACGATCCCATCGATGGAGTTCGCCGTCGTGTAGATGTCCGGGCGGAACTTGCGGCCCCACATCTGCACGAGATGGTAGTAGCGGCTGTAGGTCTCACCCGGATCGATCGGGATGCCGTCCTGCGCGGCTGCCGTGGTGAAGTCGGCCAGGCCGAACTCCGGCGGCAGGTGCAGCGTGTTCAGGTACGTGCCGACCGCGCGAACCGCAGCCTTCTCGCGCTCGACCGCAGCCGGGTCGAGCAGGGATTTCGCCATCGCGAGGATGCGGTCGATGTCCATGCCACCAGGGCAGGCCGTGGCATAGGACGCTCCCCAGCGGATGTACAGCTCCCGGTGTCCGACGTGGTGGTCACGGTCGAGCGGGATGCCGTAGCGCTGGTAGAAGTCCACCGCGAGTCGCGCCGCGATGTTGTAGAACGCCTCGGACTGGAGCCAGGTCGGCGCTCCCGTGGAGTTGACGCACTCCAGCGTGTTGCTGCGCCGGTCGAACGCCGCGCCCTTGCCGCCGTCGGTGGTGGAGCCGGAGGTCCAGGCGCGATAGTCCTCGTCCACGACGCACCACACGTAGCCGTCGGACCCGATGACGTAGTTGGCCGAGACCTCACGGGTCTTGTTGACCATCATCGCTACGACGCCCTCACCACGACCTGAGACGGAGGCGGTGTGGTGCCAGAGCACCATATCCCGCTTCACGCCGTTGCGCGAGCTGTACTGAGGCGAGAGCCTGATCTGGTTGGTGAGCGGGGAGTGAGTCATTCGCCGCGACCCCCCTCGTGCTCCCCGTTGTACGGGTCGTTGGGGTCGCGCATCTTCTCGATGAGCGCCTGGACCTCGGCTGCGCGTTCGGCCTGGCCGGGCTCGCCGACGCGCCCCGTAGTGTGGTCGGGCTCGGCGAGCGGATCGAAGTTGGACATGGGGTTCCTTTCTGGATGCCGCCTCGGGGGCGCAGCGTCAGTCTACGCCGAGGTTTTCAGAAACCAGAGCGCTAGCTGGCCCCTTCGGCTCCATGAAGTTCGACGTAGAGGTCGGTCAGAAAGGCGGTTAGCGCCGGAAGGTCCTCGACCGAGAGGCTGGCCGGGTCGAAGCCAAGCCAGAGAGAGTCGCCCGTGAGGGTTGCCGAAAATCCGGACTCGGTATCGGTGAACGTCGTCACCGTGGGTGGCGTCGTAGTGCTTGTCTCGATCATGTGTCGCCTGTCTTCTTAGGGTAAACCGCGATGTTCAGCTTCGGCTTGTGCATTGCAACAACATTGGTGGCGTTGGCCTGCGCGCGGAGCTTGAATGTGATCGAGCTTCCGGCTGCAATGTCGTAGTGGACTTGGGCCCACCCCGGCCAGCGAGTGTTATTCACGCCGTCCGCGCCTATCGCGTAGATTGAGTCGATGATCGTGTCGTCGCTCAGGCAGAGGTACAGCTCGCCCTGGTAGCCCTGGTTGCACTGGATGATCGCTCCCCAGTCGATCACGGCGATGCGATCAATTGCGGCATAGGGAATCGTAATACTCATGTTCGCGTAGTCGGTTATCCTGGAGGGAACAGGCGACCAGGAGGCACCACTCACGGAGCGGAATCGGGGGAGCGTTGCCGCGAGACCCGCCGGAGTCACGGCCCTCTCCGGGTCAGTACCCGCTGCCGTTTCGGCGCTGGTGGCAAGCTCAACGATGCCGCGGGCGGTCGTGGATGCCACATCGCCCACATCGACAACGGCATTGCCATCCAGAGTGATGTCGCCACCCTCCACGGCGATGCCGTCCTTGACCTGAAGACGCGCGCCGGTGCCGGTGTGGTACTGGCCCAGGCCGATCCCGATGTCCTCGTTCCAGTCCATGAAGACGGACTCGGAGGGGACGTTGATCGTGAGCGTCTTGATCGTTTTGCCGGTGTCGAAGCTGTTCTTGCCGAACAGGTCACGGATTGAGACCTCGACCTCGTACTCGTTGGAAGCCGCGTAGCCGCCGATCACCTTCGGCGTCGTCCAGGTGTTTCCGGAAACCGTCGCAGCGGTCCAGTCCTGCACCGTCGTCCACGAGCCCGCACCCTTCAGGCGGGTGCGGATGCGCCACTCCAGCAAGTTCTTCTCACCGTCGCCGAAGTTCAGGCTCGACACGCTCGCCGCGGGCGTGATGCGCAGGTAGGTGCCCGTGGGGCTCGGCGTCGCGCCGCCAGCGTCAGACGTGCGCGTCACAACAGGCGTCGGCAGGTTCGGGTAGTTGTACGCCTTGACCGCGACGGTGTCGTAGAACGGGTCAGAGTTGCGCAGGCGAGAGTCAGTGGCGATCGCGGCGTAGGGCACCGCGCCCGAGGAGTTGATCGGGTTTGCGAACGCCACGCCACTGTTGGTGGTCTGGCCCGCCTGAGTGACCGTCGCGCCCGTGACGCTTGAACCGCCCGCCCCCGAGGACGTGACGGTGGGCTTCAGCTTGCTCCAGCGCTGCACGAAGCGCCCCGCGCCACCCATGAGGGTCGGGATGTCGGGGCCGGAGGTCTGCGCGTCTTCCCAGGCCACCGACGACACGGTCGGCTTGACGCTGGAGGGCACCGTGAGCGGCAGGTTGACCGTCTTGGTGCCGATGATTGTGCCGCCCGCGGAGGCGCGCGTGATGAGCCGAATGATGGCCGTAGCGGACGTGGAGTTCGGCAGGAGGGTGTGCGCCGGAGTCCAGTCGGTTGACACGTCGGTGCCGACGATGCCCGTCTGGATGTTGGTGTAGGTGCTGCCTCCGTCAAGGCTGTACGCAACATCGTGGTAGAAGCTGCTCGACGCGGGCGCGTGGCCGATGGTGAAGGTCTCGCCGGTCTGGCCGCTAGTGGGGGAGACCGTGGGCTGCGTGGCGCGCGCGATGGTCGGCAGGGCCCAGGTTGTGCTGAAGCTGGCGTCTCCAAGAGGACTTCCGCCCGAGTAGGCGGCACCGACCGAGATCGTCTTAGTGCCGTCGGCATTGTGGGCAATGACCGTGGTTCCCGAGGCGACGCTCACTGTGGCGTTCGTGCTGCGGAAGTCATACGACAGTCCGCCCGCGCTGTAGACGAGGCCGCCAACCGTAGCGTTTGCCGACGCCACGTTGTTGAGGTTGTACGGACTCGCGTTGACGCGCTCCTCCATGCGGAGGTGCCAGTTGAGCGTGCTCGTGTTGTTCGGGATGCTCTGGCTGACGAGGTCAACCTGGAGCACCAGCCAGATGCGCGCGCTGGTGCCCGGAGTGCTGAACTCACTTTCCCACGTCGCCACGCCTAGTCCTCCTGATACCTGATGACGAGCCTACTGCCGCTGGACTTGGTCTCTCGCAGCATCTCGTAATCGCCGATGCGGAATCGCTCGTCCACACGAGCGCGCGGGCTCACGAAGTTCACCAGGCTCGCATCGGAGGCGTCAGCCTCCCACCACGACAGCGGCGTCTGGTCGTTGCGAATCTGCACGCCCGAAGGGTGGATGAAGGTGTTGAAGCTGGAGCCCTCCGAGGAGATCGCCACGCCCGTTGTCGGGTTACCAGTCTCAGCCTCGACTCCGTCCGCCCCGAACTCGAAGACGGCGTCGTAGGGCGCGATCCAGACCTCGCCGGTGGTCGCGTCGAGGATGAAGCTCGGGTTTCCAGAAACATCGTAGGCCGTCAGCGCAGCGTCGGTGATCTTGATGCCGGTGTTCGCCAGAGGGCTCGTCTGGATCGTGACGCCCGTGATCGGCAGCAGCTCGATCGGCCCAGCCTCGGGGGACTCGGAAGTCTGACCGCGCTCGTCCACCATGACGATCTTCGCCCAGTAGTTTCCGGGAGCCAGTCCCGGAACGACAACCTCGCCAGCGCCGGTGAGCGGCATTCCGGCGCGGACGAACGTGCCGCCGGAGCTGGTAGAGATCGCCGCGTAGACGTATTTGATCTGCGGCAGCATCCCGCCGCCGCTCCAGCGGATGCGCAGCAGGCCAGCGTACTGATCCAGCGTCGGCGCGTCCGGCGCGGGTGCCGCGGAGATCGTTGCGTCAGCGACCGCAACGACGGGGCCGGTGAGGTCGCTCTGGCCGCCGAAGCCGGAGACAGCCCGAACCTGGAAGCTCCACTCCTCCCCATCCGCAACGCCGTAGCGCACGCTCGGCACCAGCGACGACGTGAGGTAACGCGCGTCGGTCTCGTCGCTTCGCTTGCCCCACAGGTCGTAGCCGGTGATGTCGATCGGATCGCCGTCGATATCCTCGGTGGGCGCGGTCCACTCCAGGTCGAACCAGGCAGTCGGGAAGTAGCCGGAGGCGTCCCATCCCGCTCCGGCAGTCGCCGTGAGGTCGGTGGGAACCTTCGGCTTGGGCGGGTCGAGATGAGGGTCGGTGAGGGTGATCGCTTCGGGGTCGGACGCATCTCCCGCATTGCCCAGGCGGTCGTAGCCGCGCAGGCGCACGAGGTAGTCACCCCAGAGGCCACCCTTGTTCAGGACGATCGTGCCAGCGCCAGGGATCGGCGTCCCCTCGGTGGTGTACGTGAGGCCGCCGTCGGTGCTGACTTCAGCAACGACGTAGGCCAGGCGAGCTGGTGCCGGGTCGGTGCCAAGAATGCCAGCCCAGACGATGTAGATGCCGCCGACGCCATCCGTGTAGAGGTCGGCGATCTGAGGGCCGTCCAGGTCTACGGCAGGTGCGAGAGTGGTGTGGTCGATGTCCTCGGAAAACTCGCCGTAGACGCCCGCAGAGCTTCGCCCGCGCACGCGGAACTCCACGTCCGCCAGAACATCCCAGTCGGGCATCTCCAGGCTTGTGTCGGCGGTCGCGCCGCGGAAGGCCCACTCGCCGCCGACAGCGGGCCGCCACCAGACCTCGTAAAGATCGACGGTGATGGGCGCGCCGTTCATGGCTTCGGTGATCGCGGCCCAGCTCAGAGTGACCTCGCTGCGGGCTGCACCATCACTGTTCCAGTAGCCCACACTCGTGACGGTGTCGAGCACGGGAGCGCTGGGGATGCGAGAGTCCAGCGGCGAGGGCGTCAAGCCATTGCCGCCGGAGATCGAGCCACCATTCTGCGCGCTCTGCCGCTTGGCAAGGCTCGCGGTTCCCGAGAGGATTCGATCCCCCGTCAGGGCCGTGATCGTGAAGGAGTCCGTGCGCTTGTCGATGGTGACCTGGCTGAGCCGGTCGGTGACGGGCTCGCTGTCGCCGGGAATGAGCACCCAGTCGCCAGGGCGGAACACGACGTAGGGGAAGAACTGCGCTGCGGCATCCTGAGCCGTGTACTCGAAGGTGCGCTCAGAGATGGCAGAGGAGTTGTCACGCAGCGCGTTGTCGCCGATCGTGTTGGCCTCGCCGGGGGTTGTGACGCCCTGCGCCGAGACCCAGCCCTCCATCTGGCCGAACACGTTCGCATCGAACGCCGCCTTCTCTCGGGTGACCTGCACGTCCTCGTCGCCGGTGACCGTGACGCGAGTGAGGCGCTTCTCCACGGTGCTGCGCCGCGGCGCACGCGAGAGGGTCGCGAGCGAGAAGTTCACGACGGGGCTCGCCCCCACGTCCGCGAAGCTGGAGCCGGTGCCGGGGTTGAGCAACACGAGCCACGCCTTCTCGGTGTGGTAGGCGGTGGTGTATTCCGCGTAGCCGTCAGTGACGAGCCCTTCGAGCACCTGTGAGATTGGGGTGCCCTTGCTCACCTTGCGGTCGATGGTCGTGTTCAGCCAGGTCTCGCCGAGGCTGGTCCGCGAGGCGCTGAACGCCTTGTCGATGCGAGGGCCCCAGCCGCGACCCTTGGCGTCGTTGATGAGGTCGGCGAGGATGCGCCCCGGTGTGACCCCCGTCCACTCGTAGTCCTTCTGTGCGTAGGCGAAGGCAAGCGAGAAGTCCACGAACTCGGTGCCGGTATAACTGTTCGCCTTCGTGGGGTCAACATCATCGCCCTCGACGCGCGAGAGCACGAGGCGGTGGTTGGTGAAGTACCAGTCGAAGCCGTCCGACACGTCGATATCCACGATGCTGAAGTCGGCGAAGTCGGTCGCGTTGAGGCGGCTCATGGCGATGGTGCAGGTCGTGGTCGCGCTGGAGGGATCGACCAGGCTGATCGTGTCAGCGGGAACGATCTTGCCGGGTCGCCACTCGCCGCCCGAGAACTCGACCACGCGAGCGCGGATGTCGAAGCTCTGGTCGGGAGTGCGCTGCACGATCTCGGGAGCCGCGGGAGGGTTCTTGGCGAAGAGGGTGACCTGCTTCGAGCCCAGCACGGTCGCGCCGCTCTTCGTGACGGCAGTGATGACGATGGGGGCTTGGCTCTGGCCGGGGAACTCGCTCATCACGTCTGGCACTGTCCAAGTGGCGCTCGCGCCGATGCCAGTTCCGATGGTGCCGCTCTCGGAGCCCGAGGCCCACGTCACGTCGTGCGTGTAGCTGCTGACTGCGCGAGGCAGGGTGATCGTGACGGTCGCGCCGACCGCCGCCGGGCTCGGGCTGACCTTGGGGGTGGTTGCTCGCGGGATCGCCGTCAGCGCCACGGTCCCCGAGACGGACATGGTGCCGGGCGCGTAGCCGAGAGGACTGCGCTCCCAGGAGCCCGACACCGCGATCGACTTGGTGCCATCGGTGCCGTGGGTGATCGTCCGGCTGCCCGAGGCGACAATGTGTTCGCTCCAGCCGTTCCACGGGGCGGTGGGGTTCTGGTTGTACTGGTTGAAGACCTCCACGCCGTCGATGGTGACCTTCTGGGTAGCGAAGTAGTCGTAGAAGCCCTGGTAGCTGCGATCCTTCTGGATAGCCATCGCCCAGTTGACTGTGCTCTGGTTCGCCGCGACGTTCTGCGAGGCGAGATTGACCGTCAGGCGCAGGCGGTACTTCGCTCCACCGTTGGGAACCGAGTGCCACCCCGAGTAGAAGTCGGCCATCTCAGTTCATCCTGTAGGCGCGCTTGGCGCGAACGCGCAGCGTCGTGCTCGTCTGGGTGAGGGTGGTCAGCGACAGCTCGACCTCGCGATCTGCCGGGTTTCCGGAAACCAGCTTCGGAGTCAGGCGGAAGCCACCATGCGGCGAGACATCGACGTAGCTGCTGGCATCCGATACCGGCACCCAGGGGTTCGACTCGTTCGCCAGGAACGCCTGCTGCGTGGCCCCGACGTAGAGCAGGCCGGTACTGGATGAGCCCGACCATGCGCGCGTCGTCTTCAGCCAGGAGCCGCCCGAGTCCGTCAAAACGAACTCGCCGAAGACGCCTCGGATGAACACGTCGGCGTCGAAGATCGGAGCACTGAGGTCATCCAGCATCGTGAAGGTCTGAGTCGGGCCGGTGATGTTGGTCGGGCCGACGACGACAGCGCTCACGTCTCGCCAGACCCCCTCGTAGGCGCTGATGGTGATGGTGACATCGTGAACAGCATCGAAGGGGGTGTTGCTCGGCGACGGGATCGCAGAGGCGACCTCGATGTACGCCTCCTTCGTGGGGTCGTCCGTGCGGCTGAGCGTCGTTGCACTCGCGCACAGCGCCAGAAGCTCCTCCAGGCGCTCCCTTGGGGTGCGCACGTTGAGGACGATGATCTGCTCGGTGTAGGTGCTCGGCGCGGGCTTGTAGCCAGGGCGGTTCGGGTTGGGCACCTTGTTGAGCTGGTTCGTGATCCCGCCCTGGGTGTTCGTGCCGTCCCGCAGGATGCGCCACCCCGAGTGCCCCTCGTTCAGGGGGATGCCATTCAGGCTGTACATCTCAGTCTCCCCAGATTCCTGCGGCCACGTTCTCCGAGTCCTCTCGGAGCTGCTTCAGCGGGTCGCGCGTCAACGGGTTGTTCTGCTGCACCGTGACGTAGGCCACTCGCTCGGGCCCGCGGTTTCCGGAAACCGCCGCGGCACCCAGCATATTCAGGAAGTTCGTGGGGAGCATCTTCCGGTTCAGAGACTCGAAGAAGTCCGGCCCCCAGAACTTCGTAGCGGCGGCGGTGGAGATGTACTCTCCGGCACTCACGCGCGCGAGGATCGAGTCGGAGATGCCCGAACCGGGACCGCGGAACATGCCGTAGCCGCCGCCACTTGCGAAGCCCGGAAGAGCATCTCGACCGATGATTCCGCCGTCGCGCTTCTTGGGCTGGTTGCCCGACGCCGAGAACAGGGAGCCGTTGAAGTAGGGCGTGTTTGGCAGGATGGTCGCGCGGATGGTGATGTTGCCGTGGGCGGCTCGCCACGCATCCAGGCTCGCGCTGAGACCGTCTTCGTTGAGCTTGGCGGCGATCTCTTCCGGGCTCGCGGACTGGTCCTGCTTCCAGATGTCCAGGCTGCTGCTCAGTGCCGCACCATCCAGACTCGCCGGGAGAGTGATCTTCGCTCCCGTGACGTTATCCGTGTAGGTGTTGCTGTCGGTGTACGGCTGGCCAGTGGGGGAGTAGACGATCTTCGGCGTGACGGTGATGCGCCCCGAGAGCTGATCCTGGAAGTAGGCGATCTGATCCTCAGTCGGGTCTTTCAGCTCGGGCGTGACGTTCAGCGGCAGGTTCGGGTGATCGACAGCCCACTGCTTCTCCCACGCCTCGCCGACCCCCGCAACCTGCGCCGCGATGTAGCTCTGCACATCTGCGAGGTTGCCCGTTTCTCCGAAGATGATGCCATACGCCTCATTGGAGTCCTGCATGTTGGCTTCGAGTGCATTCTTGAAGGCGTCGCTCGCCAGGAACGCCGCGAAGCGCGCTGCCGCCTCCAGTCGCGCCTGACCGTCGCTGTCCAGCTCCAGCGACGACGAGAGGATGCCCTGTGCTTCGGGCCCCAGCTCGGCGAGCTGGAGCGCGAAAGAGGTGTTACCCCCTTCGGCGAGCTTCATGATGCCCTGGTAGAAGTTGAGGGCGTCCGTCGTGGCCGACTCCAGCGCCTCGCCGAACTTGGCGGCATCGATCGGCGCAGCGTCGATGCCAGCGTCCTTGTGCAGCTTGTTGTAGGCGTCGGCGGCTTCCTGCGCGGTCTCCTTGGCGCGATCGAGCACGCTGTCGAAGCTGACCGTGCCACTGATCGCACCCTGGAGCGCGTCGCGAAGATCATCCAACCGATCGGTGACGCCGGAGAAGGTGACATCGACATCCGTTCCAGCCTCCGAGAGGGTGCGGAAGTCTGCCGCGCTCGCAGCGACCACCTCGCCGGTGTCGCTGATCGAAGACCCGGCGAGAGCCGCCTGGAACGCTGCGTCTCGATACGCGTCGGTGACGGAGCTGAGGATTTTCGGCAGAACGACGCTCCGGAAGACCGTCGCGCCCGCCAGGTCGGCGTTCGGGTCGGCCTTGGCGTAGCCCTCCTGCCAGGCGTCATAGGCGGCGTAAGCGGCCTCCTCGCCCTGTTCGATCGCGATCTGGCTGATCTGGTTCACGTCGAGTCCGCCCATGATGAGCTTCTCGAACGTGTCGCGACTGACGAACTCGTCGGCGCTTCCCGGCTGGAAGATCGTCTCCCAGAGGGTTTCCCAGAAGTCGGAACCGTCGATGATGTCCTTGATGTCTTCCTGGTTCTTCAGCGCGTCAGCGATCCACGCCTTGCTCGTCTCGCCAAGCGAGAACGCCTGGGCGTCGATCGCGCCGCTCGTGCTGTTGATCTGCCCCTCGGCCTGCTTCTGGACCTGGATGGCGGTGAGGATCGACTGGTTGAAGTCGCTGAGCTTGGGGACGATCTTGGTGCTGGAGTCCCCGACCTGCTCGATCCCGCGCCGGAACGCATTGGGGTTGTCCGAGATCAGCGCATCCTTCAGGCCCGAGATGTCGTCCGTGAGGCGCTTGCTCGGGTTGATGGCCTTGTCGATCGCACCGGCCCACTGGTCGATAAGGGCGATGGCCGCGGTGATCGCGATGATGGGGAGCGCGATCTTCAGCGCGTTCATGGCGATCGTGAGGCCCTTTGTCGCCACAGTGCTCGCGGTGATCCCCGAAGCCGACTGCTTGACGGCGGTGCTGAATGCGGTAGTGCTCAGGGCCGCGGAGCGGGTTGCCTTGTCGGTGGAGACCAGCGCCATGACCCAGCTCTTCAGGCCCGTGGTGGCCGACTCCCATCCGAGTTGGCGCACGGCGAAGCTCAGCACGACGAGGCTGGCCTTGGTGAGCGCCAGCACGCCCACGAGGGCGGTGAGCCCGGCCAGCACGATTCCGGCGGCGGTGGCGAACTTCAGGAACGCCTGGCCGATGGGGGAGTCCGAGACCTTGTCGAGAGTGACCAGCAGGCTCGTCAGCGCCTCCAGCACGGCCCCGGCGGCGGGTGCGAACTCGTCTCCGACGGCAGCCGCGACGTTCTGCACGGCGTTCTGGAACTCCTGCCACTTGGCCGAGAGGGTTGCCTGGATGATGCCGTACTGGTTGGTGATCTCTGTGTTCTCTCGGAAGGCGCGGTTTGCACCTTCAAGGCTCTGCGTGACGAGGGGAACGTTCTGCGAGAGCGCTCGCATCGTCTGGTCCACGCGGATCGTGCTAAGACCGAGAGTGTCGAGGGCGCTCGTCTTGGCGACGGTGTCGAGCTGACTGAGGCCCGAGATGAAGGCAGTGAAGACCTCCTGGCCCCTGTTCTCGCGCACGAGGCGGTTGAGCTGGTCGGCGGTCATGTTCGTCAGTTCGGCGAACGCCGCGAGCTTGGGGCCACCCTCTGCAACCGCCGTGTTGAGGGCCCCGAAGTAGAGCGACAGGGCACCGCGCGCTCGTTCCGGCGGGATCGCCAGAGACGACAGCGCGCCAGCGAGGCCGACGATCGCATCTGCACTGAAGCCTGCGCCAGAGGCAAGCGCCGTGATCTCCTTGGCGGTGTTCTGGATCGTGGACTCGGTTGCGACGGTTGTGCGAGCGGTGTAGGTGATGGCCGACGCGAGGTTGCTGTACTGACTGGCCGCCAGGCCCGTCAGGTTCGAGATGCGACCGAAGGCGGTGGCGGCATCTTCGGCGCTCTGGCCCGAGACCGCCGTGTACATGGCGATGACCCGGGTGAAGGACTCGATGTCCTCTGCGGCGATGCCGAGCTGGTTACCCAGGGTCGCGATCTGAGCCAGGTCGATGACGGAGATCGGAGTTGAGGTGCTCAGCTCGAAGAGTCGATCCTGGAGCGAGGAGAGCTGAGCATCGGTGCCCTCAAAGGTGCGCTCCACGTCGGCGAAGCTGCGCTCGATCTCGGTCGAGGCGGTGATGGATGCCGTGCCGAGGTTGATGATCGACTGGCTGGCCTTTGTGGCGAGACCGGCGAGGATGAAGTACGAGTACGAGGACTGGAAGGCGTTGTTCTCGTTCGCCACGCCCGCGTGCGCCTCGCGCTCTTGCGCAGTGGCGAGGCCGTTCTTGGCGGTCTGGTAGTCGCGAGTGGCGGCGGTGAGTCGCTGCGTGGCCGCGGTCTGGGCGTTGAGGTTCGCTGCGGTGGGGTTGGCCGCGGCGCGCTCGTTCGTGACATTCACCAGCCGTGTCGCGGTGGCGAGTTCCTGGGTGGCGCGGATGAGGCGAGCCTTGGCCGCCTCCACCGGAGTCATGGCAGCCAGTTCGCGCTCCCACTGCGCGCGCGCTAGCTCGCCCTGCGCGGTGACGACTCGACCTCGTGCAGCCAGGAGCGCCTGCTCCTCCTGCTCGACGGCGATGAGATCGCGCACAGGGTCAGCGTTGAACGCCTCCTGCTGAAGGCGAATCATCTCGGCGGCGCTGCGGCCACGCGCCGCGCCGCCGAACGCCCCCGCCAGGCGCTCTGCCGGGGTTGCCCCCACGCGCAGAGAAGCGTACTGCTGGTAGGCGCGCTTTTGGACCTCCAGCGAGGTCGTGAGGTGCTGCACGGCGGTGGCTGCGCCCTCGTAGGATCGCGATGTGCCAGCCATCGCCCGCATCTGGTCGGCGATCGCCTGCGTGGCCCGACCGCTCTCCGTGGAGAGCTTCCCCATCGCGGCGGCGGTGGTCAGGCCCTTGTTGGTGAGGTTTTCGAGCTGGGCGATTGCCGCCTGGACGCCAGTAGACGTGACTGCTACAGAAAGGTCAACGTCCGCCATGTCAGCATCCTACCGGCGTTTCGGGGCCACTTTCCGAGCCTCCGGTTTCCGGAAACCTACTCTCGCTCGGCATCATCCAAGTCCGGAATGAGCCCCATCTTCCTCGCGCGGTCGATGAGGTAGGGCCGCCGGAAGTCGCTCAGCTCCAACCCCTCAGCGACAGCGTCTTCGGTCAAGAACGGCTCCGCGAAGATGCGCGTCCCGTACTGCGGGTTCTTGTCGTCCTTCGCGAGACGAGCCTGCTCACGCTCGGCCATCTGCGTTCCGGCGCATTCATCCCGCGCGAGCTTGAACTGGATGCGGTTGTCGTCGGTGTGGCAGACGTACTTCGGCAGGCCGCACTGGCTGCATAGCTCGCTGAGGAAGCGCTGGTACGCCTTCGCAAGGGTGATGTCGATGCGTGTCCACGGCTTCTTCGAGTCCTTCCCCAGGATCAGGGCGCTCGGCCTGACTCCGTGCGCGATAGACGCCTTCATCAGGTCGATGTACCCCGACCCCGCCGTCGAGGAGAAGAACTCTACGAGAAATCCTCCTGGCTCTCGATGCTGCGCGAGATCGCGTCGGTGAACTGCACTTCGCCGATCTTCGCATCCAGTCGGGCCCACTGGCTCGGCGGCAGGAAGTCCATCAGCGCAGTCGCATCCTCATAGGTCACGTCGTTGTTCACGTAGCCGGTCTGGTTGTCGGTGATCGTCTGGAACATGACGCTCATCAGGTGCGCCGTCTCGGCCAGCACCAGCGCCTCCTTCAGGTCGTCCGGCACCTTCTTGGTCTCGATCCCGAGGGTCTGCTTCGCCTTGCGGTGGCAGTCCTTGTGGATGACCGGCGGAACCGCGCGCATGTGGATCGTGATGCCGGTCTTGGTCAGCTCTGCGACCATCTCGTCACGCTTAGCCTCCAGCTCGGCGATGCGCTCATCGAACCCCGCGATGACGCCCTTCAGCTTGATACGGTCGGCCTCCGGCATGTCGGGGTTCTTCTCGATGGTCTTGTCCCACTCAGAGACCGCCGCCGCACGCGCTTCGGTGATCTTGTCGAGTTCCCCGATAAGACCGCTTCGCTCGCGACCGACCACGATGCCGAGGTTGTTGCGGATGTCGTGCGCGTCGCCCAGCTCGGCACCAAGCTCCTCGTCCAGGTAGAGGGTGATGCTCGCTCGGCGCAGCCCGCGCCCCTCCAGCCGTGCCTTCAGGTCGAAGCCCTTCTTGGTGATCTTGGCGATGCGCTCCACCTCGGCCTGGTCGATGATCTCAGCCATGTCCTCGTGTCCTTTCGATCTTTGTGGCTACGTGGGTTTCTGGAAACCCAGCATGAGTCTATACGCGCCAAGACCCCCAGCTCCGGGGGAGGAGCCAGGGGTCTTGGTTGCGGTAGCGACGTGCGCTACGTGGCGATCGTGATGGTGCTGGTGGACGAGTCCGTCGCGCCGGGGTACTGCGCCTTCAGCGTCGGCGTTCCGTCCGCGACGGCCTGGAAGATGCCGGGGTGAACCTGGATCAGCAGGCTCTCGTCGGACGAGACCCACACGACCTCCTTCGTCACGTCCCAGCCCTCGTAGGCCGCGCTCGCGAAGACGAGGTCACCCGGCTCTACCGTGGCAGAGGCCACCGTGACGGTGATGGTGCTCGGCGACGCCGCCGGGACGATGTATCCGGGGAGGATGTCGTCGCGGGCGATGAGGTTGACGCTGTAGAACTTCGACACGTCGCCCTGGCCGAACGCCACCGCATCGGTGATGACGTGGTAGATCGTGAACCGATCCCCCGCCGCCGGGCCGAGGCTGTTCTGCTTGCCGTACCGCACGGCGACCACCAGCTCGACGCGGGGCGTCGAGAAGATGTCGTAGGCGGTGCGGTAGATGCTGGCCGTGTCGTCCACGCGCGGGTTCACGAACTGGAGGGTGCCTCCGAAGTTCGTGTAGCCGCGGCTCTGGGCACCCGCGCCGTCCGTCAGCGTCCGGTCGTCGCTCTGTTGCGACGCCTGGATGTTGAGGTCGAACGAAGCCCAGTTGATCGCGCCGGAGACGTTGGTCAGGGCGTTGAGTTCGGCCAGGGTGGGCTCGGACCAGTCCGAGATGCCCGAGGCCAGGCCCGCCAGGACCGTGACTCGCTGGTTGGAAAGAACCTTCGTGCTCATGGGTTAGGCCGCCAGTTCGTACTTGAAGTTGATGATGCCCTTCGGGATGAAGGTCTGCCCGAGGGTCTGGTTCGAGCCGTCCGCCGCCGCGGGAACCGCGTGGTCGGTCCAGACGTAGTAGAAGTGCCACTCCTGGCCGATCGCCGCCGCCACGTCGCGCTTGTAGCCGATGCGGTGCGCGATGACGTAGGCGAGGTCCGGGGCGCTCACGAGGTTCGCCGGGAGGTTGAACTCGCTGGTCGCGTCCTTGGGGTCGAGGTCGCGCAGGAAGTTCATCACCGCGTCGTAGTTGTAGAACGTGAGGTCCTGGCTCTGGCCCACCGAGCACAGCGTCCGCGTGTCGTCGGTCGCGCTGTCCGTGAGGGCGAGGTTCCAGTCGTCCACGACGGCGCAGGTGATGTTGCCACCCCAGTGCGCGCCAGTGTCGCCGGGAGTGGTCGCCGCGATGTAGTGATTCAGCAGCGCGACTGTCGGAGCGGTGATCGGCACCGGGTCCGGCGAGGCGGAGTACGCCATCTGGGGCACTCCGCCGATCTCGAAGGCGGGGATCAGCAGGACGGTGTCCTTGTCGCCCACCAGCATCTTCTGGGCCATTACTGGTCCCCTTCCTGCTTCTTGGTGTCCCCGGCCTTGCTGCCGGTGGTCTTGGTGGCGGCTCGCTTGGCAGTGGCGGCCTGCTTTCCGGCTTCGACCACGGCCTGTGCGGCGGCGGTCTCGATGGACGTGCCGGAGTTGTCCTTCAGGAGGGCCTTGGCGCGGCGCATCTCGTCGGCGGAGGGGGCCAGGGAGGTACGCGGCTTGACGGGCTTTCCGTCTTCCGCGATCTCGGTCGAGCCGAGAGACTTGCCGATGCCGGACTTGGGGTGGAACTGCACCTTGCCGGTTTCGTTGTTGCGATAGAACGCCACGTCTCAGCCCTCCGTCTTGCGGGAATGGGTCATCATGCCTGCGACTTTACCGTCCGCGAAGTCGAAACCAAAACGGCCTCCGCATGAACTAACATAGAAATATGACGGAACGTACACTGCGTAAGTGCACTTACAAGAACTGCACCAATCCCTCGAACAGCCCTAGTGGAGGAATGTGCGGGATGCATTATCGTCGCCGCGCGAAGGGTCAAGATATGGACGCGCCGCGACAGCGTGCTGCACGCGGAACCCGGTCACCGGAGAACCCTGGCGAATGGGGCAAGTGGCGCACCATGCCCAGCGGATACGTGAAGCGAGAGCGGTATATCGGCAACGGTAGATTCGAGACGCAGCTTCAGCACCGACACGTCATGGAGCAAAAGCTTGGCCGTCCTCTTCTCCGGAACGAAGAAGTTCATCACAAGAACGGACACCGCGATGACAACAGCATCGAGAACCTGGAGCTATGGGTGAAGAGCCAGCCTTCGGGTCAGCGCGTCATCGACATGGTGGCCTGGGCTCGTGAGTTTCTGGAAACCTACGCCCCCGAGCTGCTTGCATAACCTTGGCTGGTCCGGCAGGGCTCGAACCTGCGACATCCCACTTAACAGGCGGGCGCTCTGCCGACTGAGCTACAGACCAAAGAACGCGACCCCAGCTCGACCTCCGTCCGGAGGCCTGCCAGGGCCACTTCTCCCCGCTATTGCGGGTCGCGAGATCAGGCTATCACAACGTCAGGTCAGGGTTCATCCCCAGGGTCATCTCGTAGAAGCGGGTGGCGATGTAGCCGACGCGCTCACCGCTCTTGGAGAACTCGTCGTACATCGTGAAGTAGAAGGTGCTGATCGGGCTCGCCGCTGTGCTCGGGGCCCATCCCATCAGCGCCTTGTCGGTCGCGATCGCCAGGAGATTGACCTGCTCGCGCGTGGGCGCGTAGTGATGCACCTGGAACGCCCAGATGTGCGGCTGTGCCTGCTCGCCTCCCGCGATGGTGCGCCCCCCGGAGGCCGGGATCAGGCCACCCGGCTCGAAGTCGCGGTACGGTGCCTTCTTGCCCCACTTGTCCCTCGGAAGCTCGAACCCCTGGGGGATGCCCATATAGGTCGCGGCGTCGGTCAGCGCATCCAGGCGCGACTTGATTGCGGCGATCTCCGCCGTGGGGTCAACGCTCGACACTCCACTCATCGCTTCAGCCCTGCCAGTTCCTTCTTCAGATGCTCGCGCACAACCACGATGGACTTGCCAAGCGAGTTCGCCGCCGGGACGCCGGGGTGGTTCAGCGCCGTGCGCTGTCCGGCGGCCTTGCGGCTGCGCTTGTTGGGAGACCTGTACAGCGAGCCCGACGCGGCGGATTCCGCCTTGCTCGCGCCGCCACGGCCCTTGGTTCCGCGCTCTTGGTACTCGAAGTAGTTGCGCCCCTCGGTCGGCCATCCATGCCAGCCCGTGATCTGCGTGGCAGAGCCATCCTTGTAGGTCTCGACGTTCGTCGCGATCCCGGCAATCATGCTGCCGGTAACCTCTCGACCCGGCCCCTTGCGCCCCTTGGGCTGGCCGGAAAGTCCCGTCTTGGTCGTCGCGTCTCGAAGGGCCTGCGCCTGGACGCGCTTGCCAAGAGCCATCGCACTCGCCATCGCGCGCTGAGTGCTCGCCTGCACGCGACCCTCCAAGTCGTCCATCTTCGACACGAAGATGTCCCTGCCGCCGAGGTTCGCTCCGATGGTGACCGTCGGCACCGTGGGAGAGTAGTTGGCCTTGCGCAGCCGCGCGATGGTCGCATCAAGCCTTGCCAGCTCAGCGCGAGTGCGGTCGATCCCCGTGATGTTCACGTTGTAGGAGGCGACCATCTCCTCGTTCAGTGTGTCGGCCATCAGGGCTCCACAATGCGAGGCGTAGCGCTGACCTCCGTGCCCAGGGTGACCTCACGCTCTGCGGCGAACTGGCTAGAGAGGCTGGACTGCACCACGAAGTTGACGTGATTGATCGCGGGGTCTCCGTCCGGCGTGGAGACCTGGACGATGAGCCCCTTGCGAATAACGCCGGTGGTGGCGTTCAGCGGCACCTTCATCACGACGACACGCTTGGTAGCCCACTCGGTCTCGTTGCCCGCATCGAACGCGCTGGGGCGCGGCTTCTTAACGCGACACGTCGTCGTCAGAACGGGAGTGGGGTTGCCGTCTTCATAGAACTTGGCCTCGCCGGTCTGAAACGTCTCGGCGAGGGGCTTGGCCTGCTCTACCGCGGCGCGCACGGCGGCCAGCTCGCGGCTGAAATCTGCCATGTCACATCACCGCATCCCACGGCTCCCGCGTCCCCTGCGGGCGGCGATATGCCGGGTGAGTGGTGAGGCCGACCACGCTGAACGCGGTGGCGGCGTCGCTGGCCTCTTCGCCAGAGGCGAGCCGGTCGGAGTGCTCGATGAAGAGCTTCGCGCGCTCGATGGTCTTGATCCGGATGTCGTCCACCTGGATGTCCTGCGCCTGGATGATGAGCTTGCGGCCCATCGTCTGAAGCGCCCTCGACATCGCCATGTCGAGAGTGTCGTTGCTGGCGATGTACGCCTCGATCGCGGCGTCGCTGAAGAACTCGTACTCAGCGGTCTGATTCGGCGCAGTGCCACTGATCTCCGACGCCGTGTCGTCGCCGATCTCCGTGCGGAAGAACCCGACGGGTGTGCTCGGATCGACGGGGTACTTTCCGGTAGCCATGAGGGCAGTCTAGGGCGTGGTGGTCGGTTCCTGAAACCGCGTGGGAGCGCGTCGAGCCGGGCCACCCGCAGCAGGGCCTCTCCTCACGGCTCGACGCGCTCCGGCGACAGAAAGGACTAAGGCCGCCACTTGAAACTGTAACTGCTTGTTGCCTTGGTTTCCAGAAACCACAACACCCCCCGACCGAAGCCGGGGGGTATTGTGTGTGAGCGGTTCAGGCTCAGGCGTTGCCATCGCCCTCGCTGTAGACCACGGCCTCGTTGAACCAGAGGGCACCGCCGACCACGAGACGGAGTCGCATGGACGCCGAGTCCGCGTCGAACGAGAAGCCGTCTCCGCCGTTGGCCTGGACCCGGAGCTGGGGCTGCTCGTAGCCGCGGAGGCGGAGCAGGTCCACCACCGGGCGACGGTACGCACCGGGCTTCGGGAGCAGGTACCAGGCGGTGCCGGTGACCTTCTCGTGCTCGATGACCTCCACGGTGTTGAGCACCGAGTTGTCCGGGCCGAGGTAGGCCGGGCCACCCGCGCTGCCCGGCAGGATCGCGGTGATCCCGAGGGCCTTGCGGATGTCGTAGTCCACCGCCAGCTTCTTGCCCACCGGAACGACCACGTTGTAGCCGCTCAGGGAGCCGATCTTGCGACCGTGAACCGTGCGGAGCGCGAGGTCCTGGATGGCCGCCATGATCGCGTTGGCCGAGACCGGGGCGTTGACCGGGACCGACGTGCCGTCGGGAAGGACCTGCGCCGTCAGCTCGGTCGTCGCAGCCGTGATGGCCTCACCGACCTCGTTCCACTCGGTGTCGAGTGCGATCGTGCGGAGCATCTGAGGAATGCCGTCGAGGACACCGATGGTGTCGTTGACGAAGTCCTCGAAGTCCCAGTTGACCCGGTTGCCTCGCTTGGCGAGCTTGGCGTAGGCCGACTCCTGCCCCTTGACCGTGACGACGGGGTACGGAGTGCCCTGCGGGACGCGCGGCGCGGAGCCGTCCGCCTCGATGCCGGGGCCCTCCGGGTCGCCGTACAGCCCGTACAGAACCGCCGGACGGAAGTCCGGCACGGTACGGATACCGGCCAGCTTCGAGACCGGGCGGTCCTTGTCGTCGGGGAGCTGGGGGATGGTGATGACGTTCAGGAAGTGCGTGATCGAAGACGCGAGGTCTCCGCTCATCAGCGACTCCTTGAGCTGCGCCTCCGCCAGGTACGAGCCACGCTTCGCGTGCTCGACCAGCTTCGCCACCTTCGCGACCGAATCGACGGTCACGCCCTTGGGCACCCGGAGGAGCCCGTCGAGGGTGAACTTGTCCTTGAACTCCATGTCGATCAGCTCCCTGCCGCGATGTTGTTGGTGGCACCGATCTTCACGCAGGCGACGCCGCTCTCGGCGACGTAGTCCTGCGGGTTGTTCACGACGCCCCAGGGGGTGTTGGTGCCCGCGGTGAGAGTGAGCCCGGTGATCTTGCCAGAGGCGACGACGGCGTAGACCATCGTGCCGTTGGCCGTGCTCGGGCCAGCTCCCGTGACCGGGAACTCGTAGGTGCCGTCGGTCGCCACGGAGACCTGCTTCGCGTCGAGGCCGACGCCGCCGTCCGCGATGCCGCTCACGGTCATGCCCGCGATCGTCTCCGACGACGTGTGGCCGCCCGAGGCGGTGTACGCGACACCGGCTCGCCCGCCGTTAATGAGGGCCGTGCCGACCGCGACCTCATCGGTGACGGTCCAGACTTCGCGCTGGGCGTCGGTGGAGCTGAACGCCTCACCAGTCGAAACCACGTCGGCCATGTCAGTTCACCACCCGTCCGAATCCGGGCACGTCGAACGACAGATCGCCCGAGCCGGAGCCCGAGCCACCCGCGCCGATGTGCAGGGCGGCGTCGTCGCTGCCGCCGCGACCCTGACGGGCCTCCGCGAGCACCTTCTTCGCCGTCTCGATCGCCCCGGTGATGTCCTCGCCCTTGCGGGCGCGAGCCCGCAGGTCGCTGGACTGCGACTCGGTCAGCTTGGCCTCCGAGATGAGGTCCACCGCCTTGTCGTAGTCGGCCAGGGCCTTGTCCACGGCCTTATCGACCGTTTCCTTGTCCACCTTGGCCTGGACATCGGCGTCCTTGGCGGCCACCGTGCCCTTCAGCGTGTCGGCGAGAGCATTCAGCGCGGACGTGAAGTCCGAGGCCAGCTTGTTGAAGCGCTCCTCGATGTCCTTGTCCATGTGAGTCTCCTCTTCCTTCTCCTGCGGGATTGCAGAAGTCTCCCCGAGACGGCGGTGGCTCTCGGCCAGCCGCTTCTCGAACTTGCCACCCCGACCGGCAACGATGACCACGTCAACGCTGCGGTAGGGGTCAGTCGGGTCGAAACTGACCGCTTCGTCGCGGCCCGTCTCCAGATTGCGCCGGGTCTCGCCTTCGCAGAAGACAGAGACGCCGAGAATGTCGCCGAACTCCTCCAGGTGCTCGGCGACGCCGGGGCGGCGCGACGGAATGTAGTCGGCCCAGAAGCCCAGCTTGCCATTGTGCTCTTCGATGGTGACCTCGTCGCCGATGCGCCCGATCGCAGTCATGGGGTCGCGCTCTTCGGGACGGTCATAGTCCTTGGGGTGGTTGGGGAACGAGATCACGCCCTTCAGCGCGTCGGCGTTCGCGCGCCCGCGCGCGCCCTCGAAGAAGTCGCGCGGCCAGTCGGCAGAACTGCCCCTGCCCTCGTCCACGATGCAGATGCGGAAGGAGCCGTCGTCCTGTCGGACGACCCGGCCCGCCGACTCGCTCAGCACTCGCTTGGTCATGTCTGGAACTCTAGGGCAAAGTTTCGGATGCACAAAACGACAAGCCACGACGGCCTCGTGGGGTTTCTGAAACCCCTACAGCTCGTCCGTGCGCTCCCAGCCGCATCCGGCATGGCAGATGTAGCGACGCTTGACTTCCAGCTCACCGATCCCGCTGATGAGCATGTCGCCCAGGCTCCCCGCTTCGCCGAGGTACTGGTAGTACGGAACCTGAACCAGGCTTGGCAGAAAGCACGATGGGCACAGCTCGCCCTCCACTCGACGCGGAGTGCCGACCCAGTACCCGACCGGGGCGGACGCGGCAGCCATTAGCTCTCAGCGGCGGGAAGGTCGTTGGCGTGACCCGCGCCGCCGGTTCCGTCAGCCCGCCCCTGGTTGGGGCTCGGGGTGGATGTGGGCGTGGCGTCACTGGCGGAGTCGGTGTCGATGTCCTTGCGCGGCAGCGACTTCTTGTTGTTCGGCAGCAGCACGCCGGTCGGGATCGGGCCCAGGAACTTGCGCCCGTAGATGATCTCCAGCTCGTTGCGGAAGCCCTCCGGCGAGAGGGTGCCGCTCTGCCAAGCCAGGTACGCCGCCTGCACCGAGCGGTACTCGTCGGTGGCGTCGTCGTAGTTGTTGAAGTAGGGCGTGGCATCCTTTGCGCCCAGCCACGCCAGAAGGCGCTTGTCGAACTCGACGTGCTCCTGGCGGCGGGTCTGCATCGCCATCCGGTTCGGCAGGTCGAGGGTCTTCGCCGCGCCATAGGACGAACCGGCCAGTGCGGTGTTGGCACTGAGGGCGATGCCGGGAACGTGCAGGCTCGCAGCCATCGTGGACACGACGAAGCCGATCGAGGCGAAGTCGTAGCCCTTGCCCGCCGAGTTCAGGGGCACGAGATCGGCGTCGCCCGCAAGGGTCGCGGCGCTTCCCGCGTCGTGCGCCTTGCCAAGCTCCAGGGCTTGCGTTTGCTGGCCCGCCTTGTTCTTGGCGGTCGCCTTGAATGCGAACATCGCCAGAGCGTCCTGCATCTTGACGCCGTTCATGATGAGGTCGCGGATGATGCGCGCCCACACGACCGCGGCGATCGCGTCGGGGGAGCCGAACGCCTGCCCGTCGGGTCGGTTGGCGTGCATGTCGAAGGCGGTGTGCCCCTTCAGTACGGGCTCCGCCTGCCCCTTGTAGATGATCTTCGAGGGCTGGACTCCGTCGTACCAGTCCACGTAGACCCAGTAGCTCTTGGACTGGCGCTGGCCGTCGTTGAGAACCTTGCCGCGCCCGTCGAACTCGACCTCGTTGCGCGTCCAGCGGTAGGCGATGATCTCGTCTTCGTAGATCGGATCGCGGTAGGTGTCGGTGATCTCGTGGAGCGGCACGGGCCGCAGGGTCTTCTTGCGGTTGTCGCCGACGAGCAGGTAGATGCCGTCGGCGTACAGCGCGTGCTCGCGGCGGCGGCGCGCGGGCGGGCTGAACACGAGGCGGTGGTTGATGCCGCTGTTTATCAGCTCATCGACGCTGCGGCGGCCCTGACTCTTCTCGGGGATGCCCTCGTAGTGCATCCCGCCGTCCCAGATGAAGCTGTGGCGCAGCATGAGGCCGTTGCGCATGTGGGGGTTCGGGGCCTTCTTGCCATCGGAGCTGCCAGTGAGGGAGGCGCGGATGTCGTTCGACCACTTCTTCAGCTCCTCCAGGCCGAGTCCGCGGTAGTCCGCGCCTAGATCGCCACCCGCCCAGCCGATGTCCTCCTGCCGGAGCATCATGACCGCGTTGCTCAGCGCTTCCGCCAGCCGCTCGTGGTCGTTGCGTACCATCTCCAGCTCGTCACGCAGCCCCTCGTTGATCTCGCGAAGCGTCGGACGCTTCGCAGTGGTCGCGAGCTGCTTGCCGGTGGAGGTTGCCATGAAGTGCAGACTACCTGAGCCGAATGTTGCCGCAAAGCGGATGGGCCGAATCGACTACACCCCGAGGTGGTGCTGAAGTTGGGGGTAGGTTTCTGGAAACCCGCCCCGAGAGGTCACAGCACGAAACGCTCTTCGCCCTCCTGCGGCGTCGGCGGCACGTAGGGCTCGGGCGCGGTGCCTGGCTCGATTGCGAAGATGACCCAGTCCTCCGGGCACTGCGCGAGGTAGGCGATGCGGGCAGACTCCTCGTCGGGGGCCTGCACGAACCCGTCGCGCTCGCCTTCCTTGCCGCCGGGAACTCCGGCGTCGATCGTCCACCACGGGTCGGCGCTCTCGGTCATGCGACCTTCTCCTTCTGCTCGGTGTCGGGCTCGTCCCAGGCTGATTCGTATCCGGGGCGCTCGCAGGAGTGCCTACTCCGCACGGGGTGATAGTGCCCCGGTCGCTTGGTGCAGCGCTGCCCCGTCTTCGGGTCGATCGAGCCGCAGACCTTGTGTGCCATCAGCGCCGTCCTCGAATGAAGTCGGCGATCCGACGCCAGGGGGAGTGGTTCCGCGCGTGGCGAGGCTGGTAGCCGTCGGGCCGCTCGGCGTCGCTCGCCCTCGGGGCGATGATCGCGTCGAACTCTGCCCGCTTGGCCTTCTGGTCGGCAGAGCGTTGCTGGTCAGCAGAGCGTGGCATCATGGCAACAGTCCTTTCTGGCTATATGGGTTTATCGTATCACGGCACGGTCACAGCGGGTAGTCGTCGTCCATCCGCGACGCCGCCAGCATCTCCCACGGGTCCATCAGCACGATGTCGCCCGGCTGGATCGCGCCCTCCGGAACGAAGAGGCTCGACGTGTCGATCGTGGCGTAGATGAGAGCGTCGAGGCGGTCGGGGGAGCCGTCCATCTCGGTGCGCATCTCATCCTTCGGCGTGATCTGGATCGCGCCCTGGCTCTTGGAGAAGCGGAAGGTGACGTTGAGGAGCTGGTCGGCAAGCTCGCGGTCGTCGTAGTCGAGGTCGATCGCACCCGTCGCCATGAGCGTGCGGAGCTGGTCGTGATTGTAGGCGCGGCTGTTCGCCCACCGCCGCGGATCGGGGCTGCGCTTCGCGCCGTCCACACCGATGACGACGTAGACCTTGTTCTTGAACTCGTCCAACTGCGTCAGCATGTCGTACACGCCGCCGCCGACGCCAGTGGCGTCGATGCGAACCTCGGCAGCTCCGATCGCCTGGGCGTGCTCGTGAATCTTGCGCGCCGACTCCACAGTGTCGGTGCGCCCCCACGAGTCCAGCAGGCGGCACCGCCCGCCGCGGTTGATGTAGATGACGCTCTCGTCCGCGCCGAACCGCGCGATATCGACCCCCAGCACCGGCTTGACGCTCAGGTCTTCGGTGATCTCGTGCTCGTGTGCCTGGGTGATGACCGCCTGCGGGAAGAACGCGAAGTCGGCGTCGCCGGGGAACTCCCCGAGAACCTTGCTCAGGCCCCGCGCGTCCCACTTGACCGGGCTGCGCTCCACCACGACATGCTGCTCGCCATCGACCCAGATGATCTCGCGACCAAGCTGCTCGGGGTCGCCCTCAACCAGCGGCTCCGTGACGACCTTGTCCACGCGCCGGTCGTAACGCCGATCGTCCGGGAAGTCGGGGTCGGGGACGATCTCGCCACCAGTAGCCCAGATGCGGGACTTGTGCGCCACCCAGCGCTTGCTCGTCAAGGCCCGAAGCAGCCGCTCCTCCATTCGGTCGCCCTCTTCGGTGCGCGGATACACCCGCTCGCCCGTGAAGACAGGAGTGTCGAACACGGAGATCGTGTGCAGGTTGAACTCCTTGGCCTTGTCCTTGTCGGTGAAGGAGAACTGGAACTCGGTGCCCGCGTTGTCCGGGTTGCCGATGCCGCCGAAGCGAGAATCCTCACCCGTCTGCACGGCCTCGGCGGCAGTGAACATCGCACGGCTCATACCGCCCGCCTCATCGAACCAGACATACGTCATGCCGTTGGGCGACCGGAGGCCCTGGAACATCGACACCGCGTCCTGGTCCGGTGGCTTGCGCCCCGTCGCGAGCCAAATCTTGCCGTTCGGGGTTTCTGAAACCCAGCCCAGGTTCTCGTCAATGCGACCGGGCACGCGGAAGTCGCGGGGCGACAGGGTTTCGGAAACCCGCCCGTGGTACTCCTTCAGATACTTGAACGTCACCTTCTGGAGCTGAGGAATCGACGGCGCGGAGATGATTGAGACGGTGTCGCCTTCGGGCCAGACCGAGCCCGCCCACAGAATGAGCTGGCTCACCAGCGCCGACTTGCCGACACCGTTGCCCGACTTGACCAGCGTGCGCTCCTTCTTGGCGAAGAGCATGTCGTAGGCGATCTCGCGCATCTTCTCGTAGTTGCGCAGTCGCAGCACGTCCCACGCCCAGGCGTCGAAGTCGCGCTGGTAGATCGTGAGCTGGCTGCGACGACGCAGCTCCGCCATCGCCGCCTCGAAGACCGTTGGGTCGATCGTGCTCATTCCGGGACGCCCCTACGCTGCCGGAAGTTCGTGCGCACCCTCGTGGCGCGCGACCTCCATCTGCGCGAAGCGCAAGGCCTCGGTCAGGGCTGCATCCCACTCGATCGGGTCGAGCTTGTCGGCGGCGGTGAGGCTCTTCTTCATGTGGGCCAGCGCCTTCTCGATCGCATCCAGCATCACGGTGCCCTGGAAGGCGTAGAGCGTGGACAGGTCGCGCTCGATCGCGGCGGCGCGTTTGTCGAGTCGGTTGCCGACGGCTTCGAGGGCTCGCACCAGAACCTCGGCGTTGCGGGTGGAGCGCGGCATCTCCTCCAGCTCCACGACGAGCTGGCGCATCTTCAGCGTCACGAGCTGATCCTGCTGAGCCGCGGTGAGCCAGTCGGGGCTTTCGAGCAGTTGGCCGATCCGCACCATGACCTGCTCGGGAGAGAGGGCCCCTTCGAGCTTGAAACTGATCTGGGTGGGGCTCATCGAGTCGGCATACCGCACGATGAGTGCGTCGATCTCAGAGAGCTTCATGACCATACGGGGATGTTAGCAGAGCGGTTTCCAGAAACCGGGGAGAAAAAAATATAGGCAGATAGGGATTGGGTGGGGTCGATGGCGCTGAGGCAGATGTTTCGGTAGGAAGGCAAGAAAGTAGACCACTGTTAGAGCCTCTGGGGAGGCAAGAATCTGGAGGACTGTTAGAGCCTCTGGGGAGGCAAGAATCTGGAGGACTGTTAGAGCGATGGCGGCCCGCGTACCCGCTCCCCCGAAACTTCCTCAAAAACTTCGAGGTTTCCCACAAGCTCGCTTATTTCTCTTGACATTTCCGCCGTTGTGTGCATGTGCCCATATCCTCCTCCCTATACCCCTATCCCTGCGGTATCCGTCGTTTGTGCCTATGTATTGTGCGGATTCCGTACCATGCATAGCTATCTATGTATGTCAATACCTATCTACTGTCTTTGTAGGTCTCCACAATCTTTCGCGGATGCCCCCCGTGTCCTATCCCTATATGGCATTGTGTCTCTATGGCCTTATGTCTGGCCTGCCCTGCCACGCGCCCGCGTGGCGCGGCTCACGTTCCGACGTCGGAACACAACGAAACGGAGACACCAATGACCAAGCGAAACGACACCATTGCCGCCCCTGCCGACGTGACCACGGCGCGCGCTGCCGCTGCCACGGTCGCGGCGGAACGACTGGCCGATGCGCTCACCACGGCATCCGCCGCGCGCGTCGGCGTGATCGTCAAGCGCTACGGCGCGGACGCTACGCCCGCCGCGGTCACGCTCGCCAAACGAGCCGCCGACGAGATGAGCGGCGCGACGAAGTCGCGGGGCGGTCAGCGCGCGCGCGTGCTCGCCGTGCTGGATGCCGTGCCTGCGGACGTTACGCCTACGGATGCCGTTATGGTTGCCGCGGCGCTCGCCGTGCTCGACCGCGAGGCTACCGCGGCGCGTGAGCGGCGCGAGCGCAAGCGCGCGCTCGCGGATGCCGTGAATGACGCGAGCGCGTCGATTCAGTCGCGAGCCGCCGCGCTCGACGTGCTCGCGAGCATGGATGCCGCCGACGCCGACGCCAAGCGCGACGCCGTGCGTCGTCGTATCGCCGACGTGCTTGCGGCATCCGTTTCCGCCGGTATCGCGGCGGATGACGTGGCGCGGATGCTGGCGGATGCCTACGGCGTGAGCGTCGCCGTCGAGTACCCCGCCGCGGTTCCCGCCGACGCCGAAACGGTCGCGGCATGAGCGCCGTGGCCATCCTGGCGCGGCCGCTCATGCTGGCGCGCGTGGCGCGCGTCATGCGTGACCGCTACGGATACGCGCGCCCATATCGGCGCGCGTGGCACGAGCTCCGGGCGGTCGGCGCGTGACGTGCTCGACATGCGCCTATCGCGCCGCGCGCGGATATCCCGTGCCGCCGGTATGCCCTCACGATGATCCGTGGCACGGCGCGCGCTAGCGCGCCGACCCTGCACCCCCCGTGCCTGATGCGGCACGGGGGGTGCCCCCGTTTTCCCGCTTGACGTTTCACGCGCCCGCGTGACGCGCCTATCGAGAGAAACGGAGACTGAAATGAGCGAGAACCGCGCATGGGGGGCTGTTTCGTTGGAGCAGCTCGCAGCCGACGACTGGGAGCGGCAGCAGCGCCGCGCCGCCCTGGTCGCAAACGTGAAGCGCCGCCGCGGAAACAAGGGCTCGCGGGTGTGGGGATTCCAGACCGCGGGAGCGGGCAAGCGCCGCCGCAAGTAGACCCGATCGCCCCGTGGCGGGGTTGAGGATACGCTCCTCCCCCGCCGCGGGTGCCCCGGTTTCCGGAAACCGAACCGCCCCAGGACTCGAACGTCTGTTCGAGTCTTTTTTCACGCGCCTCGTTTTCTTAGGGGGCGGCGAGGGGATGGAAAACGCGCGAAGAGCCGACGGGGGGGTTTCTGGGGGCTCGACCGGCCTGAACAGTGCATATAGAGCTTCTCGAAAGTGAGGGAATGTGTATGTGTGCTATTGGACATCTGTTCGAGTTTCGGGGCGATGCTGCACGAGTCCGACCGGAAGTATGACCAACGTGAGTGCTGGTCAATACCAAGAAGCCTGTATTTACGGGGAAGTTAGGGTTACCTAAGTAGAGCTGACGAGGGGGTACCCCCTCACTACGCATATACATAGAGAAACAGTGTCTACTTTCCATACTTTTAAATACACAAATAGACACTGTTTCTATATGTGTATGGTGTGTAGAGGGAGGGGGAGGGGGGAGAACATTTGTTCGAGTGTTATCGCGTTGGCACCCCTAGCCCTCTATTCCACAAATCCACAAATCCATAAAGGCGAACCATCCGGCCTACCACTCCATCCCTCCCCATTCAGCTCACGGTTTCCGAAACCGCCGCTCCCCGTGAGCCCCGAAACAATCCACGACTCACCACCCCCGGCGCGTTCCAACGTCGGAACGCGCCACCAATCCACGCCCTATCCAGAAACGGAGTACGTCATGACCGACCCCGAAGCCACCGAGTTTCAGCCCCGCTCGGATCACATCTATGAGCCCAAGGGCTCGGCGCTGTTCTTCTGCGCCATGATCGCCCTCGGCGCTTTCGCGTTCGGAATCTTGATCGCGACTCCCGATCCCGTACAAATCCGGAATCGAAATCTGACCCCGAGTGACGTGCTCCCGGCGTGCGCCACGGAGGACTCCTCCAACTGCTACTGGGATGCGAGCGCCCGCGGAAACCGCGAGGGCCGATCCTTCATCGACATCGGCGGGGTCGTCTACTACACCGACTACAAGGGCACTCTGAACCCCTGAACCCCTGAACCCCTGAACCCCTGAACCCCTGAACCCCGATCCAGCGCCCGCTGGGTCGGTTTCTAGAAACCAGAAACGGAGAACACCATGACCACGACAACGCCGCTGAAGCCGCTGCTGAAGCCTTCGACGTTGGCCTACGCGACCCTGCTCCAGAGGGCGGGTTTCACGATCTACGTGCCGAACCCCGCCATCGATCACTCGACCCAAGTTCCGCAGGGCTGGTTCCACTACAGCCGCGACCTCTACAACGGCACCTTCTACGGAACCGCGTACATCGAGAACACCTTCGGCTCCAGCCTGTACTACGAGCCCTGCCACCTGATGCCGATCAAGCCGAGCCGTGAGTTCGGGTCGGCGATCACGGTGGGGCGTCGCAGCAACGGGCTCGACCGGCCCCAGACGGTGTGGTCGGTTGAGGCCGCCGAGTACACGGCGCAGCCGCAGAACACCGCCGAGTACATTCCCGGTGTGAGCTTCCACAATCACAAGCCCTGGGGCGTCTCCCGTGACAGCGGCGGGGTGTACATCCCGATGGAGCCGATGCACCGCGCGTTCGGAATCGCCGCGCCGAGTCCGGTCATCGTGGGCATCGAAACCGAAGAGGGGGGTCTGTGATGGATGCCGGATTCGGCCCGCGGGAGACGACTCGCCAGTCGCGGCGACTCGTGATCGACCTGCCGCTGAACATCGACCCGGACACCACTGCCGTCGTCTTCGATCCGGAAACGGGCGAGGAGTGCGACGAGGTGAGCGGGTGGGAGACGGCGATCCAGTATGCCCATGACGGGTATCTGGTGATCGTGATGAACCCGAGCGGCTTCCCCTACGACACGGTGGAGAAGCTTCAGGCGGCGGTGAGTTACGAGCACGCGCTGGTGGCGGACTGCTTCGGTCGGGAGATTCCCGAGCTGCTGGCGAGCTAGGACTTCGCCGAGATGGCGACGATCCCGGTTTCCAGAAACCCTCAACCCCAACAAACCCACAAACCCCAAATATCCAAGAAACTAGAGAGGACGGTAACAATATGAGCAAGTCCACCCCCAAGGAGTACACGCTCCCGAACGGACGCACCTACGTGCCCCGAGCGCTCGGCGGCTTCGAGGACGACGTGACCGGACTGCGCGAGCTGGCGAAGATGGGCAAGCACACGCTGCTGCTGGGCGAGCCCGGCGTCGGCAAGACGGCGCTGTTCCAGGCGGCGTTCCCCGACTCCGAGAACGAGATCGGCCACTCCAAGCTCACGGCCTTCGACATGCTGTGGCGGCCCCGGCCCCTGCCCGACGGCACGATCCAGTTCGACCCGAGTCCGCTGACGCGAGCCGTGATGCACGGCAAGCCGTTCTACTTCGATGAGATCATGCGGTGTTCCGAGGATGCCCTCACGCCGCTCTACAGCGCGATGGACGGTCGCGGCTTCATCGTCGGGGGAAATCTCGACGGCACCGACCTGCCCGTGAAGGAGGGCTTCACGGTGATCGCGGCGTCGAACCCGCTGGTGCGTGGCGCGTTCCTGCCGGACGCGATCGCGAGCCGGTTCCACATCATCGACGTGCAGGTCTCCGAAGAGCTGCTGGTCAAGCTGGGCCTCCACGACCGGCTCATGACCGCATGGCGGAACCTGTCCAGCCAGGAGGGCGGCGACGTGTGGCGACCGAGCGTCCGCGAGATGCTGGCGGCGCAGGAGTTCATCGACGTGGGCAACTGGGCTCAGGCTGCCTACGCCCTGACCGGCTGGCGAGTGCCTGCCCGCGACCGCGCCACGGTCGCCGGAGTAATCGGGCCCCTGTTCGGGGTGCGTGTTTCGGACCTCGGCGGGGTTATCAAATAGTGGTGTGATCAAGTAGCAGTACCGGATCGGCGGGGTTCGACTCCCCCGTCAGGCCCGTAGCAATCCAACTTCACCTAGGGTCGGGCGGCCCGAGGATGGTGGAGTTTCCAGAAACCGGGGGAGCCTGTGTTGCTCTCCGTTTCCGGGCTCTCCCGGTTTCGCTTCTGGGCTTCATAGCACACAAAGGGCTATGCTGATAAAAGCAGTAACGTACCTATCCATCAACGAAAGGAGCATCATCATGGCTGCCAAGAGCACCAGCACCACCAACACCAAGAAGGCCGCACCCGAGCCGCAGTTCTCCGAGATCGCCGCGACCCTGGCCGCGGCGGAGCAGCAGGCGAAGGCGGCGTCCGCCGACGCGACCCAGGCCCGAGCCGCGCGTCAGCAGGCGGCGGTCGGAGCGATCCGGTCGGCGTTCGCGCAGGTCATCGACGGCTCCATCGTCCGCAAGACCCTGCTGGACGCGGGAGTCCTGAAGGGCACGGTCTCCAAGATCGTGACCGTCATCGACGCGCTCCACGAGGGCATCATCGCGCTGGACGACGTGAAGAGCCTCAACGGGGCGTACAGCTCCGTCCGTGCGGTGCGAGCTGTCGCCGCGGGAACCCACCCCGCCGCCGCGCCGATCCCCGCCCCGGTGCCCGTGGCACCCCCCACGACCCCGGACGAGGCCCTGGACATCATCCTGAACTCGATCCGCACCGCGGGCAGTGACGACGCGATCTTCAAAGCTGCGGGGGACTGGATCAGCAAGATCACCGACGCGATCTCGGCGATCACGAAGGCGGTCGGTTCGGAGGAGGAGTAACCAGATGAGCACCGATCCGATCATCCTGGCCGCGCAGGCCCGTGAAATCCTCGCGGGCCTACACCAGCGCAACGACACCGTCGTGCGCTTCAAGACCAACCTCTCCGGCCACGCCGAGGACGCCACCGACGCGCTGGATGAGCGAGCGCCGGGGCACTTCCGCGCCGACAAGAAGATTCTGACCCTCAACCTCGACACGCTGCTGAACGGCAAGGGCATACCCGACTCGCTGGCGACGATCGAGGACTGGCGCAAGTACCCGGTGCTGGCAGGGGTGGCGGCGCACGAGAGTGCCCACGCCCGTTTCAGCCTGTGGGACTCGGACGGGAACGAGATTCCCGAGACGATTCCGAACCCGGACTACGATCCGGCTGACCCCGAGTCAGGCCCGGAGGAGTTCAAGGTTTCCGAAACCGGTAAGCTCCTCGACATCGCGAAGCTTCTCGAAGAGCCCCGTGTCGAGCGCCTGGGGGTGAAGACCTTCACGAAGACCTGGCGGCGGGCGATGCAGTTCTCGGCGACGCACCTCATTCTGGAGCGTGTTGACGAGGACGACGCCGACGGCAGGGACTCCCTCGACGCGGCGCTGAACCTCGTGATCCTGGTCGGGGGCCGACTCGCGGCGGGAACGCTGGGGGTCTCCTACAACTCCCGACAGGGCGTCAAGAAGGTGCTGGAGAGCGCGCAGAAGATCATCGAGACGGCGCTGTCCGAGAGGATGGCAGCCGACCCGAAGTTCGACCCGTACCACGAGATCATGAAGATCGTCACGGATGCCGTGTTCGATGACAACCACACCGACGCAACGTCTCGCCTGGAGGCGGCGCGCCAAATCCTGAAGATCGTCCGCCCCGAGGGGGCGGATAACCCTGACGGGTCGGGCTCGGGCGACGGTGAGGGAGGCGAGGGCGCTGGCAAGCCGAGCCCTGGCGAAGAGGGGGGCGAGGGCGGCAAGTCCGAGGCGCAACAGGCGGCGGAGGCGGCAGCCGAAGCGGCGATGAACGCCATGAAGGACGCCATGCGCGAAGCGATGGACAATCTCGTCACTGAGATGCGCAAGGAGGTCGTCTCCGAGGAGTCGCAGCCCGAGGCTGAGGGCGGCGGCGGATTCGGTGCGACGATCTACGCCGACCCGCGCGCTCCGGGGCTCGACCACTACGAGCAGCCCAACGCCGACGACCGGGAACTGTACCGGCGTGCGGTGGATTGGATGGAGCGACAGGTGCAGCCGACGGTGACCGAGGCCGAGATCGGCCAGTGGCACCCTGGCGGCGGCGCGCGACTGGATGTGCGATCCTACGTCCGCGACAACCTCGCCAACCATCGAGTGAACCAGCGCACCGACTGGAACCGGGTTTCGGAAACCGTCAAGCCCGCCCCGCCCGTCAAGGTCGCGGTGATGCTGGACGGCTCCGGCTCGATGCGCCCGAAGGCGCGGCTGAGCGCGTCGATCGGCTGGGCGGCGGCGAACGCCGCGGCGCAGCTTCCGGAGTCGCGCACGGTGTCCGTGGTGTACGGAGCAGCCGCAACGGTCACCCAGAAGCCGGGCGGCGACCCGATCCGTCAGGTGGCGGTATCCAAGACCAACGGGCCGTTCGAGAACTTCGGACATGCTGCCGAGCTGGTCGAGGAGGCGCTGTGGCTGGACGAGCCGACCGAGGAAGGGGAGCCGACCAACGTGCTCATCGTGATCGTCTCCGATCTGATGTACGGCGGATCGGCACCGTTCCGCGGCGAGCACCGCGCCCAGGGCGAGGTCTTCACGGAGGTCACGCGCGAGTGGGCCGACAAGGGCTACCAGATTCTCGTGGTGGGGGCTGATCCCAAGCGCGAGCGGGAGCGCGCCACCTGGGGCGTGCGGATTGACGCCGTGCAACTCGTTACCCCCGACGAGCTGTTCCGGTAGGCGGGTGTCATGAATCGCCACCGGGTGAAGCGCCACCGGCACGCCTGGACGGGAGGCTCTGACATCTGCGAGTGCGGCGCTCGCCGTGACGCACGTCAGAGCCTCCCGAGCAACCCCGTCGTGACCCAGGAGACCCTGCGGAATCTGGTCGCGTCAAGCTCTGCGAGCACACTGGCGATGAGCGACTTCAGCGAGGCGATCCAACGAATCGGGGCCAGCCTGGGTGACGGGGCTAGTTTCCGAAACCCCGCCCCAGTCAGGACTCGTGAGCCGACGCCAGAGGAGGCGCTTCAGGTGATCTTCGACTACCTGGAGCGGGTCGCCGCCGAGCGCCCGGACGCCCTGGTCGAGACCGCGGGGAAGTGGATCAGCCAGGTCACGAACGGCATCGCTGATATACTTAGAAAGCACGAAGACGATATCTAGACAAGACATATACAGAAAGGGGGCAGGACATGAACCCCGAGGAGAATGCCTACCCATACCCCAGCGTTCAGTTCGGTGCCAGGCGAGTGCCGGACCCGAAAGACCCTGACTACTCTGTCGTGTTGAGCATTGCGCCCGTCCACGAGCAGATCACCTTCGCGAGCCGCGACCGGCTTACGCAGGTCGTCGTGCCGTGGGAAGACCTACCCAGGCATCAGGATCGGATGACGGTTCGAGAGTGGGACGGGATTGTGAACATGCTGAAGCGGCACGTCGGGCAGCACGGCAGCACCACTAGCACCTTCTCGGTTTCGGAAACCTCTCGCGGCTCGCTGCGGAACTCGGCGCAGGAAGTGCTCAACGCACTGGCTCAGTTGGGGGCGTCCAGTGACGACGCGCTAGCGATCATCCTGTCCGAAATCACAGCCTCCGACGATCCGTTCAAGACCGGCGGAGACTGGATCGCGAGATTCACGAACGCCGTCAACGCCATCATCAAGGAGGCCGAGGCGAACGATGGCTGACGACTGGTTCGCCGCGGCGGCCAGCGAAGCTGCCAAGACCGAGGCTGCCAAGAAGGTCGCAGCGCGCAGCAGTGTAATCGATCGACTGCGCCAGGAGGCGGCGGCACAGCGTGAGCGGATCGAGGCCGAGAAGCGTCGCATGGCGGCGTCGAGCCAGAAGAGCCGGGGCGAGGTCGCCAGCGCGGCTGGGGAGTTCTTCGCAGCAGTGGCGGCGGGCGTGCGGCCCCCTCACGCGCCGGGCTACGCTTCCGGCGGCTACGCTTCCGGCGGCGGCGCTTCCGGCGGCGGCGCGGCGCGGATGACCCCGGACGCGGCACTCGGGGTTATCGAGGATGCGGTGCGCAGGAGCGCCGATCCGTATCTCGCGGCGGGTGAGTGGATTTCCAAGATCACCAACGCGCTGAGCGCGATCGCACGAGAGTACGCCGACGAGGGCTAGACTGCCTCACTACTAGCCAAACCAACAAACCAGCAGTACCATATATCCATATACCCAGAAGGGAGCATCACAACATGGGCTTCATCGGCAACGTCAAGGAGGCGGTCAAGGACGCGCGCGAGGGCGTCCGCAAGGGCCGCCGCGACATCGATCTTGCGAAGGCGTTCTTCGCCGAGCACAACGACAACCCGCCGTTCGACGTGGCGAAGCGGTTCTTCACCTCTCTCGGCGACGACGTGGACACCTCCAAGCCGCGCGAGGTTCGCGCCTACATGCACACGGTC